GGGGAATGGATTCGGTTGGCAACCTACGACGGGGGGGGGGTACGCAAAGACTATCAAGACTGAAAGCGGATACAGACCAAGTTCAAACTTTGTTATTGAGCAACCAAGGGAAAACGGTAAAGAAATTCGTGGACGTCGCGGGAACGGTGATGGCGCGAGATTGGAAGGGATTTGGCAATCAAGCGATGACGGCGGTGATGGAAACAAAAAAAACAATAGTTGTGAGCCGTCCGCACGGCTATAATCGCGGTGGGATAGAAGAAACGGATATTTTCCCGACGGTGCGAAAATCGTCAACTATGGACGGAAATAATGGAGTGGTGGAATGGAAGAAATAACAAGGTGTAAGCAGGTGGCAACGCTCACCGGTGGAAAATGGGATAGGACAATAGAAGCAAGTAGGCGTGTTTATTCTATCGAACATTTAGCCCCTACCGTAACTTGCGCGGGGGGGGGGAATCAAGAAGTGAAGATTTTAGAGCCTATGATAGTTGATGATACCTATAAGGGCAGAGAGCCGAGGGTAACGGATAACAGACCAACGATTAGAAGTAAGCGCGACGGGTTGAAAGTTTTAGAGCCTATCATCTACGACGGATTTAATCAACAGGTACGCGCCGACCAAAGTTGTGTGGGCGCACTCACAAGGAATTGTGGGGCTGACCTTAAACGAAACGGTCAAGGGGTAGTCGAACCGCAAGAAACGGGCGTTCGAGTGCGCAAACTCACAGAAAAGGAGTGCTTTCGACTTCAAGCGGTAAAAGATGAAGATTACGAAAGAGTGCGCAAAAATCAATCAAAATCGAGTAGCTATCATTTGGCAGGCGACAGTATTTGCACAGTTTGCCTTATGGCTATTTTTGGTGGTATGATGGGCGTAGATTGGAGAAAAAAGATTGACGAGTTGGTAGAGGGACTGAAAGACAATGAGTAGAGAAAACATAATAAAATTTGTACCACCCGTACCGCTTGCAAAAAGATGTACCTTCTGTGGCGATTTGAGAAAAGAAGCGCAATTTCTATGCGATATGCCGATAGGAACGAGCGTGAATACGATTGATTTCAAAAAGCGGTTGATTACTTGCAATAAAATTCTTTGTCGAGATTGCACAACGCAGGTAAACGGGTTTGACTTTTGTCCCGACTGTATCAAAAAAATAAAATCTGCTAAAAAGGGAGCGCGAGATTGATATGAAGAATGAAGAAATAAAAGAGCTTTCAAACGATTTACAGGAAGTGGGTAAATATGCTACGGATTGGCTTGTTGCAGAAACAAAGGAAATGCTTTCCAAGAACGGCAGGTTCAAGTCGAGCGAACACACAAAATCTCTCAATGAAATTGTAGCAGAACAGCTAATTGAAAGGGGCTACCAACAGAAAAGCAGAACGGTAGTAGAAATCTTGCAAGCAGTTGATTTAGAGAGTGGCGGTCAGACGGTTGCAATAACAAATGTTTTAAGAAAGAAATACGGAGTGAAATAGAGATATGGAACACGAGAAACTAATAAAAGATTGTGGGGCGTTTATTGACAAGTGTCCCAACGAACCAAAACATACTATTGAATGCGAGGTTTGTCGTATGCGGTACGTTGAAAAGGAAAAAGCGAAAGAGATTTTGACCGAAATAAACAATCTATGCAAAGAAAAAGGAATGCTCTATTTATACGATTGGGTTGACCTTTGGAAAAAATATGTAGGAGAGAATGAATAATGAAAGCGTGGGCGGCAAGAGAAAAAGACGGGTTTAGTTGTGCGGTTGTATTTGCCGAAACAAGGGGGAAGGCAAGGGCGTTAGTCGTTTTGAATTATCACAAAATCCGAGAAAACGAATTGGTCGTCGAAACAAGCACGTGGGATAGCCCTGAAATAAAGAATTATCGGGATGTTATTTACGAACAGGCGCGTAAAGAAATCGCGGGAAAAATCGCCGAAGAGTTAAAGACATTATTTCCAATCAGCGGAGATGTGTTTAGATTCGCAACACCCGAAAATATACAAAAGGCTGTTGACGATGTTTGTAAAAGAGTTGCGGGCGGGCAATATGTAAACACGACTACTTTAATAGAGCTTTCCACCGAGAAAAACCCGCTTACCGTGGAACAGTTAAAGGATTTGCCCATCGGCGCGTGGATTTGTGTGGATGCTTTGCAGGACACAAAATATGAAACTGCGGGTGTGAGATATTGGAAGAAAACACCGCAAGCAAAATTCATTCCCGACGAATTTCAATGTGGGACTATTGGGTATGGTACGGCTTATAATCTAAAAGACTACGGCACGACTTGGCTTGCGTATTTACCTGAAAAACAACCCAAAAACATTGATTTCAGCAGATTCTATGAGCTTGTCGGCTTACCCAAAGGGAAAAATTCGTAATATTCTGCGAATTGAAATAATTTGAAAGACTTGTAAAACGAATAATTCTATGCTAAAATATAAAAAGAAACTGAATATTTTAGCGAAAATTATTATTCGCCAAGTAATTGACACGATAATAGGAAACACCTTATGTGCCTACACCAACTCGCGGAATGTGAGCAGGGCATAGTGTCTTTTACAAAAAATGCGCTTTAACCGAGTGAGTTGAACAAACTTACTCGGTTTTTCTTTTCATTGCAGGAACGCAAAATTGGGCAAACGGGAGAAGAAATGGAGAACAGCAGGTCATCCAAAATTAAATACATTTGCCACAAATGCGGAGCAGAGTTAAGCGAAGAGAATTGCCGAGCGGAAGGAGTGCCATACTGCATCTTTTGCGAAAGTGAATCGTTTGAAGAGTTTGAAAAGGCAAACGGAACGCATTTGGCTTTGTATTTGAACTGTGCGCGATTTGATGTGCCACTCCACCCGTTGCTCCTTGGAAAAGATTTTGAGCAGGAAGAGAACAAATGGTTTTCCTACATTGAACTGCTTGAAGAAAACGGTAAGCACCTTGTGAACGAACGACCCGCAAGTTTTGCAGACGGCGAATCAAGGTTGTTGCGGATTTTTGGTAAAGATTTTACTGAAAAAGATTTTGCGAAATATATTCACTACGAAAAAGATAGGCTTTCAAAGCTCCCCGGAACTGAAAAGCAAAGGGAAATGTGGGGAACGCGTACATTGTGGCAAAATCTGCCTATGACAACGGAAGTTTACGACGAGCTTGATAGGATTTACGATGCACGTATATCGAGATACAAAGGGGTTTCGTTGGACGACACCGTGCGTGAAGTTCTCAAAAAAGTTTCAACCCTTTCTCTCGTACAAGAACATTTACGCTCGCTCGGCGATGCGGCGGGATATGATAGGGTGCAAAAGATTATCGACAGTATGCTCGCATCCGAGCAACTTCGTAGAAAAGACGAAAAACCCGTAGAGCCATTGAAAATGGATGCAATGGTCGTTGCATTGGAAGCTATGGGGCTTATGGAGAACGGTCAACTGCTTAATTACGACGAGCTTGTAGAAGTTCTCCGCGATAAATTCGTTAAGTCAAAAAAATATGCTTATTCTTTGGACGTTGCAGACCAAATGATACTCGATATTCACAATACAATGAGAAAAAATGCAGACATAGCGACATTGGTTGATTTGCCTGCTGAAATGGAACTCGTTGACGAATACGGTGAATTTGAACCCGAAGAAACGGAGCAAGAGAAAGAGAATAAGAGATTTGCGGGATTAACAAAGGTACAGTTTGAAAAGCCTGCACCCGCGCCCGCCACAAAAAAAAGTAAAGGCGGTAAAAAGTAATGCCTACGGGTTATTGCGGAGAAGGGCGCAAATGGAACAAAAAGATAGGTCGTTGGGAAAAGACAAAAAAAGAGCAAGCGTTTGATTACGAGAGCGTAGATAAAAAGGCGTGGGGCTTGCTTATCAGCTTTTTCCGTTTCTATCCCGATTTTTGGTATGATTTGATTCGTTCGGAAAACGCTCCGTATGGGCTTGAACTTGCGCAGAGAATTATGCTCCGGGTGCAGGCAAGATACCAAACTACGTACATAACAGGCGCGAGAGGTATTACAAAGACCTTTGTGGCGATGCTCTCCAAAGAACACGATGGGACTTTTTATCCCGGCGAGCAAGTTCGATATTACGCCCCCGCACAGAAACAATCCGCAAAACTTGCATCGCAAGCATTCGCCGTTACAGAAAAATGCTATCCGATTGCGACGAGCTATTGGAATAAAAATAACGACAGAGCGGATATGTTCCGTATCACAACCGATTACGGGTCAGAGTTCACAATGTATGCACCGCGCGGCGACAACTTTCACGCCGTAATTGCCGAAGAAATGGCGCAAGAAGGCGGCGAAGATGGATTTAACTTTGACGACTTTGAAGAAGATGTAAAGAAAGGGCATCGTCTTGAACGAATGATAAACGGCGTAAAAGACAGAACCCGCGTACAGTTAAAGTTTAACTGTATATCGAACGCATCTTCGCGGCAAAACAAGGCGTTTACCGTCTATCGCAAGACCGCCTTAAAAGCGATGATATTCGGCGATAAATACGACGGTTTCTGTATGGATATTTCTTGGATTTCGGCTTTACTCTGCAATTTAAGGGGCATTGCTTACTACAAGAAAGAAAAATCTACATCAACAGTAGAAGTTTGGCAACGCGAAATGGAAGCGCGGTACACGGGAACGGGCGAAAATCCTATGCTCTCCGACGAAATATTAGCCAAAAGCAAAAAACTTATGGTTATGGAAAATCGTCATAGCGGCGACCCGAATGCTGTATATGTAGTTGCTCACGACGTTTCCTACGAAGAAGGACAAAAGAACGCAAAGTGCGCCGACGTCGTTTGGAAATGTACAAGATATACAACCCCCGCAAAGCGCGATAAGTATCGAAAACAAGCCGTATTTGTCGATAGCTATCCACCGCCAAAAACGGAAGCATTGCAAGCGCAAAAGTTGAAAGATTTGTGGTTACGGTTTTGTATGGATGGCGGTCAAGCGACATATATCGTGGTCGATGCTCGCGCCGTCGGCAAGACGGTGGTGCAAGAGCTTATGAAACCAACGGGTGATGGAACGCCTACGCTTTGTTGCTACGACCATTGCGCGTATGCAGATATTGAACAGCCTAACGCATTGCCTATTATTTATCCGTTAAAAGCGACAAGAGCGGGTGGAACGGACGACGAAGGGCAGATGATTAGATACCTTCAGCGTGAGTGGGAGCAAGGCAATATCGAGATATTGACGACAAACGTTCTTGACGGCGTGGAAGCGTACAAAATATTTCACGGAATAAAAGATACATTCGACGACGGCAAGGTAGCACAACCCTATAAGCAAACGGAAGGGTGGTGCGAAGAAATACAAAATCTTCAAGTCAAGCCGAGCGGAACTTCGATAAAGGAAGTTCGGAAAAGTAAAGGAAAGCAACGCGACCGACATTCGGCGGGAAAATACGGCTTACGCTTTATTAGCCTTCTTGAAGATAAACTCGTAAAAGAAACCTACAAAAAGAAGTCGTCGTGGTCGGATGCGATTGAGCAACGGCAGATTGACATCCCACGATATGGCGGTGTGCAAAACAATACAAGAGCGAACCTACTTGCATTAAGGAGAAGATAATGGAGAAATATTCGCTTTATATTGGCAGGTACAAAGATTTGTCCGAAGAGGAGTTTAGTTATTTCTCTCCAATGAGTGGGTATATGCTTGTGTATAGCCAAAAAGAAGTAGAAGGCTTAAAAAAAGTTCTTCCCGAAAAAGAAAGCAAACTTTCTTCTGATGAAAGAGCGTGGTTGACCCAAACGAAACTCACCATCAGCGCAAGACATTTCGGGCAATCTATGGAAGAGGCGACGAAAAACGCGGAGCAGTTTTTTGAACTTCTCAAAAAAGAATTAAAAGCAGAGCAAGAAAAAGTAAACAAGGGTTAGTATGAACAAAACGGAGCAACAAAAACAGAATAAGAACGCGAGCGGGCAATCGGTAGCCGAAACGAAAAAGACTTCGTATTCTGCCATTCTCGAAACTCTGAATAGCATAATGTCCAATTACGGACAAGGGTTGCCCGTTGCAAATCTCTTTGGCGCATTTTCTCGCGCGAGCGAAAGTTATGCAAATCAACCGCAGATACAGAATGCAAGAATTAAGGCAATTTCGTCCTTGCCCGTTGATTACACAAAGGAAGAGATAGGGGAGTTTTTACGTACCCCGTATCAAAATGAACAACCCTTGCGGCAAACGAGCGAAATCTTGCGGTGGACTGCCTATCCCTATTTCAAAATCTCAAAAACATATCAGGATATTCCCACTTATCATTATTGCGCAACGCCGTTGTATTTGACGAGCGAAGATGCAAAATCGGAAGAGTATAAGAGAGAAGAACGCTTGATTGATAAAGTCAATAAAACTCTTCGCCCTGATATTCAAGCCCATAGGATTGCCGGGGAAGCTGTCAACCAAGGAAAAGTTTTTTATTCCTTGCGCGTAAACGCCGACAAGGTTCACAATAAAGTGAACTATGCGTTTCTGCAACAACTTCCAACGGATTGGTGTTGGATTGTTGGGAAAAACAATTTAAGCGGATGGACTATTTCGTTTAATATGTTTTACTTTATGCAACCGGGGACAGACCCTTTACAATACGGCGATTTATTTAAGCCTTACCTTGATGACTTCAATAGTATGTTTGAAGAACCGAAATCGAGAAAAAGGGGAGAAATGGCGGTGTACGCAAGCGTTCCCTGCAAAGGCAAAGATATTCATTTTTACCCTTGCAATATCAAGTCGAACGCCACGGGCAATCCAAAAACATTTAAGCAAAACGGCGAGTGGTATTACTATGTAACACTCCCCGTGGACAAGGTGTATGCGTTTGAAATCGACGACACGACACCTGCTGTTGCATCTCCTTTGAGCGGTTTAATGCTTACCTATTCGCAACAGAGCGATTATGAGGCGGCGCAGTTGAGCTTATTACTCAATCCCCTAATTAAGATTTTCACAGGCGAAATTCCGTACTTCCAAGACAATGGAAGCACGGTGGAAGATGGCTATCGTCTTTCTCGCGGTGGAAGATTGCTCTTTGAAACCTTATTCCAAGAGCTTATGCTTAAAAATAATACGTCGGGCGCATCGTTCTTCTCTGCTCCCGTGCAGAACATTAAGAGCCACGATTTCACGGAAAGCGCAAACGCAAACGAAATCTCTTCTTCGTTCAATAAGTACGGTATGGCAAAGGCGGGATTAAGCGGTATTATTCCCGTTGACGAAGATGTTAAAGCAGGGCAAGCAGAGATTTCCGCAAAACTTGAAAGCCGTTACTCAAATTGTATCTACAAACAGTTTGAGAGAATGATGGACAATCTCTACGAGAGCCTGAATCTTAAACACGCTTTCAGATTTACAATGTTCGGTTCAATATATACCGACAATGAATTGCGCGAAAATCTTGAAAAGCGGGTATCGAACGGCGACACGAGCGTATATCCGTATCTTGCTGCGCTTGACGGTCAGAGTATGTTGGATAAAGTTGCGGTGATGAACGGTGTAGAGGCAAGTGGTTTCTTGGATATGCTTACACCGCCCGCGACGTCGTACACGCAAAGCGCAGACGGTAAAACGGTGGGTCGCCCCAAAAACAAAAAGATAACGGAAGGAAATGAAAAATCTGCCGATAGCGGCAATGTAAAATGATGCAAGGAGAATCAGATTATGAAAATTAAGGCTATATTGCAAAACGAGAAAAAGGAAGTCGTGTATATCATTGCCGTAGATATGAATTTCGTTTATTACGTAAAAAACACGGGCGAAATTGGGTATTGCAAACATTGCAAAATAAAGGTTTCCGACCCGACTTATCTCGTGTAAGGCGGTGATGATATGTCTGAAACATTAAGACCTATGGAAGAGATACGGGCTATGATAAAAGAGAAAACAGCTCCAACGGAAGAGCCTGTGGTTGAAGAAAAAAACGGGCAGGCGGCAGAATCTCACGCCATTGTAGCCCAAGAAGATGGCAAGGCTATTACTGAATTGTCGGCTTCGGATATTCGATTAAAGGTTGATAAGTCGAAGTCGATGGAAGAGCAAGCAGAAGATATTGTTGGTGCTATGGCTACGGCAAAAGCCGTACAAAACGAAGAAACAGCCCGTGAGTTGACGGAGAAAAAATCGGAAGAATTGCTTGCAAAAGCCGAAACAAAGAAAAAGCAAGCGCAAACAGCCGAAACGAAAGCCGAAGTTGAAAAGCAAGAGGCAAATCGGAGTAAAAACGAAGCGGTTTTGCAAACCTTTGGCATAAATAAGCATTTGCCCGATTGGTTGCTCGGTATTATGGTGTTTATTTTTTCACCGATATTCATTGTGTTGACAATCGCCATCGGTGTCCCGTGCGGGATTATCAAGGTATTTATTGACGATATAGACAATATTCTCGTTCGTTATGAAGCGGCAGATGCGAAGAATAAACCAAAAATTAAAGTTACGGTTTGGATTTTTCTCGTCTTGCTCGTTCTTGCGGCGGCAACGTTTATCGTCTTAAAATGTCTTGGAAAAATCTAATATGAAATAGTATCGCAGGGTTTTAGGGAAGAAAAATTGGAAAACCGCGCCGACTATAAAAAATAATAAAAGGAGAAAAAGGATTATGAACTTTATTATGAGAGAACTCGAAAATAGAGAGAAACTTCTGGTTGAATACGCAGCCAAGGAGCAAAGGCGCGACGAACTCCAAGCGGAGTTGAATTGTCTTAATCAAGACCTTTCCCAAAATAGCCCCGAAACCTTGAAAGCGGAAATCGAAGAGCTGAAAGGTTACGCAATCAAGTTGGGCTTTATTCAGCCGCCCGTCGAAGATGTGCAGCCTGAATGCGCAACTCAAACAGAAGAGCTTGCGGTTGAAGAAACCGCGCCTGTGCAGGAAGAGCCTATTGCGGCTCAACCTGTTACGACAATCTAATAGGAGGTAAATTATGTTGGATTGCATTAAAAACGAACTTGTAAAAACAAGAGCGAATATCGTGGCGCAGAAACAAACAGAAATTGCCAACCAAAAGGTAAGAGCAGACCAAGAAGTTATCGCGCCCAAAGTCGCCGAATATGAAGCGGAAAAAGAAAATGCGCTTGCAGTCGCAAAAGCGAATTACGAAAAAACCGTAAATGAAATCACGGCGAGCTGTGAAGCCAAAAAAACCGCTTTTATTCAGCAGGTAAACGCGGCGGTGGAAAGCAAGGTTGAAGAGGGGTTCAGAGCAGTTCTTGCGGTTCTCGACGAACAAATCAGCGATAAGGAGTAAGGACTATGCAATGGCTCAAAGTAATTTTATACAATCAAAACATAATGATATGGATTATGGCATTGTTGGTATTTTTACTTACGCAATTATTGAAATTCCCGATTAAGTTCTTCACGAACAAAATCAAAAAAGAAAGCACGAGAAAGGCGGTGAATTCGACGATTATGCTCCTTCCGTTCGCGCTTGGTTGCTTGGTTGAATATCTCTATTGCTATTACATACTTCATTGTGCTTTTGATTTAACCGCAGGATTTATTCTCGGCGGTCAATCTATGGCATTCTACGGCATTATCGACCATCTTTTCGGGATTAAAATCGAAAACGAGCTTGAAACCGAAGAGGGGCAGGAAGTCTTGGAAGCAATCAGCGATGCACAAGCTGACGGGGTTGTTACCACAGACGAAGTAAAAGACATTGCGGGAACGGCAGTAAAAGGGAAGAAAAACACGGGGAAAACCGCGAAAGCGGAAAAAGTGGAAACCCCCAAAGAGCTGCAAGAGTTTCTCAATGGCATTGATGTAAAATAACAAAATAGCCGTGCCGCCGGGCAAAGGCGGTGCGGCAAAGGAAAGAATTATGAGCGATAACAAAACCATACAAGGAAAACTGAACGAAGTGTCTTGCGGTGGCGGTCTGTTAAAAATGCTCTCCGAAAACGACGGGTTAATCCAATATGTGGAGTTGTGGTTGATAAACGACAAAAAGCATAGAAACAAATGGACATTCGGGAAACTGAAAGAACATTTGAACTTGCTTGCCGGCATCCCCATTCTCGTTGCGTATGTTGACGGGGAGCTTGGGAAAAAGAGCGGTCATAATTTTAGGCAAGTCCGTCAACCCGACGGCTCTGTGATTGCCACGTTTCTTGACGACGGCGCGGAGCATATAGTTGGGTTGCTCGGCAACGAAGAAGATATACGCCTTGAACATAAAGACGGCAAAGAATGGGTAGTCGCAAAAGGTAAGTTGTGGAAATGGTACGCACAGGAGTTGGTTGCCAAAATCAAGAAACAGGGGCTTGAAGGGCAACAAATCAGTATCGAAACTCTTGTTATGGACTATATTCCTGACGAAGAAAATGACCCCATTTACACAAAGTGGATGCCATTGGGTGTAACCGTTTTGGGCGACGGTGTAGAAGAAGCCGTAGCCGGGGCGAATATCCGAGCATTGTCTGCTATGGGCATTGATAAGATTAGAGAAGAAACATTACGAGTCGCATCGGTGTACCAAGCACAAACTCAAAATCCGCAAACCAAAAATAACAAGGAGAAACAAACAATTATGAACAAGAAAAGTCTTAACAATATGTTTAAGAACTGTCAAATTCTTGGAGTTGTTGGCAGTAAGGTAGCCTTGCTTTCTTGCGATAAGCACGAGGCTTACGTTTCTTCCGTAACGAAAGACGATAGTGGTGCGTTGGTTGAAGGCGGCAAGATTGCCGTCAACGCGACTGTTGTTTTTGGGGAAGGAGAAAACGAAGTCAAGCTCGCCTTGGATTCCGTCATTGAAACATTCAAAGCGGAAAACGAAGAGCTGAAAGGTAAAATCACCGACAACGAAAAGACGATTAAGGCATTGTCCGAAACGAACGAGAAGATGAAGAGTCAAGAAACTACGCGCAGAAAAAATGCAGTAAAGACTGCAATCGATTCTCGTTTCGCGGAAATCAAGGCGAACAGCAAGGCTGATTTCGCGGACGACGAAGTGGACGACCTTAAAGCAGAAGAAAAGCTCTGTGCGTTTGCCGCTATGGAAGATAAAGACGGTGTGTTTATCGGCGAAAAAGAAGCGGTAAAAGCGGTGGATGCCCGTTGTATGGATAAGGTTATCGAAGCGGGCAAGGTAATGGCAAATTCCAAACAAAAAGCCTATGTTTGGGACGAGCAAGCGGGCGGCGGTCAATCGAAAGCCAAAGACGGTTTGGATGAGCTGATTGACGAGTTCACGAACAAAGATTAACAGTAAAAGGAGAAACAGATTATGGCTAAAATTGCAAATACTCGGTTTGAAGTGTATGTTTCTAATTCCAAGAGAAACGACCTTCAAAATATTACAGGCAAATTCGGCTCGTTTTCCGGTGAAACCTTTAACCCCGATGTATGTTCGGCAGGTTTCCTTTGTGTAACGTCGGGCAGACTTCCCTTGGAAGGCTACGAAAAGCACGGGATGAAAAACGGCAACTCGTGGTATATGGTTGAGGCGGCGAACGGTAGCGTTGTAGGCTTCCCCGGCGATAAGACGGGCATTTACGCTTGCAATACATACGACGTAAACAAGGTTACGGACGGCGAACTCGTACTCAATCTCCCCGGCAAAACGCTTGGGCTTTCCGTTCCCGCGGGGGAAAGAGCGGACTTCACCGAACTCATTGTCGGCGAATCGTACAATTTCGGTGCAGGCAATTTCAAAACACTTCCCACCAATCTTACGGCAACGCCTTACGCAACGATTTCCAACGGCTTGCTTGTTGCTACTGCAACTGCACCTACGGACGGTAGCGTTTACGCTGAAATCATCGACATCAGCAAGAGATTTATTGAAGGCGCGTATGACGGTGGACAAAAAATCACGGTTCGCATTTTGAGAAGTGCGAAAACGGCGTAATAGGAGGGAACACACATTATGAATGCTAAACAGTTGAATAGATTGCCCAGAGCTATCTTCTCATACAAGAGCGAAATTGACCAAAAAGTAAAGGTTTGCAACGCTGACGGGTCGAATATGACTTTAAGCAGGGACAAACTGATTTCTGCGGGTCGTTTGGCTACTTGTGAATACTTCGGCAGAATCGCAAACAACGACAAGAACTCGACCGAAAAGTACGTCCTTAAAGTAAACGACTACGCTTCGTATTCGCGTAACGTTTGGGAACAAACCGTGCTTTTCTGTGCGGCGCAAGCAAACCGTCAAATCGGTAAAGCTCCCTACTCCACAATGAAAGAGGTTGAAGATGACAGAAGTTTGTACGGTAGTCAAACTTTCTTCGCTGCTCTTCAATCCATTGCGACGGAAGTCATTACTCCGTTGCTCCCTGCGATTACGGACGACGTAACGAGCCGTCTTATCTCTTGGACGTCGGGTAGATTGGGCGAAACAAAAATGATTGATATTGAGTCCAACGATTTCTTCGTTTACGACGACGATTCGTGGGGTGCTGTATCGAGCAAGCCGCGCCAAAGACTTTACAAGTCGCAGGTCGCGCTTACTCCCAAGCTCCATACCGCAAAGGCATCCATCAAGTGGTATCAGGATGTCATCGACGGCGAAGCGGGTAGATTTTACGCGGCGTTCGCGCGTGGTGCAGCCAATAAGACCTACTCTATGACCCTTGAAAAATTCAAAGGTGCGGTCGGAAATACGAAGTATGTTCCTTCCGCGTTTGTGCTTGACGGTTTCTCAATGGATAATTGGAATAAGGCTCTTATGTGGTCGCAAGCAATCAACGGCGTAACGAGAAACAACCTTATGGCACTCGGTACTCTTTCCGGGCTTTCCAATATCGTTCCTACGATTGGCGCGGACGGTGTGATTGCGGGTGCGCAAGGCGAAATCGGTACGGAGTGGACGAGAAATGGTTTCCTTGCAAACGTTTCGGGTGTTGACCTTGTTGAAGCGGGTTTGTCTGTTGTACCCGGTACGCAGAATTATGACCCGAAATTCGTCAGCCTCGACGACCCCGAACAGGAAAACGTATATATCGTCGCAAAAATCGGACACGCGCCTATGGCGGGCGTTATGGCGAGCGGTGCGCCTATTACCATTACGCTTACACCTACGGAAACTTCCGATATGACGATTGAGATTACGGAAACCTTGGCTTTCGACATCGTTCCCGTATTCAGCTCCAAGATTTTCAAGATGATGGTTTAATCCATTTCGGTAAAGTAAGTTGAATAAAAAACGGCGATACGCGAATGTTTATCGCCGTTTATATGGGGATAACGGTTCGTGGGTTCGACTCCCGCAATCCCCCAATAAAAATTATATGTTTCAAAGGAGAAAGAAAAATGGCAGACGAAACAAAGAAAAGAAACAATGCAACTCAAAAACCCGCAACGGAACAGGCAGCAAGCGAAAAGAAAGAAAAAACTTTCACGGCGAGCGAAGTCGAGAAAATGATTGCAAAAGCGGTGGCGACGGCACTTGCCGACGTACAGCAAGCCAACCAAACTGTGGTTGTAAAAGAAACAAGTGAACCGCTCGTAACGCTTTTGTATATGGGAACTGTGGCTGAAGGGTCAACCGTTTCCCTTGGAAAGCTCGGCGATATTCAAGGCAGAGGCGGCACGAGAGATATTCCAAAGAAAGAATTTTTCCAAAATCTCAACCCCGCAATCCTTAAACGCTTAAAGGACAGACGACTGATTGTGTTGTCGGGACTTACAGACGACGAGCGTGAGAGATACGGCGTAAAGTACACAGATGGGGAATTGCTTTCAAGCGATGTGTATTACAAGCTCTTGTCGCTTGACGAAACAGATATTATTAACATTTTCAAAAAGGCGTGTTATCGCCACAAGCAGATTATCTCCACTCTGTATATCGATGCTTATATGAAAGGCGACAACAGAGTAAATCAGCCCTTTATTCAAAAGCTCAATGAAATCTCAAAAGCAGACGACAAAGACGGTATGTTTAAGGGCATTCTTAAAGATATGATTGCCGAAATGAACGATGCAACGGACGGCGAATAAGGAAAGGAATTATGACACCGGTTTTGAAAGTTTTAACTGAATACTGTGATACTTATGTGGACGATATAAGGTTAAAGGAGCTGTTGCCCACAAATCCCGCGCTTTATGCGAGAAAAATGTCGCAGTATTTTATTCCCGCAATCTCGCTCTTTGAAATACCTTCAGAGATGCAGGAATATCTACTCGGAACGAAAAGAAATCCGAAATTCTTTGAGCCGAGATACGACAACAAAAGATATACGACGTCGGAGAAAATTACTGCGCCGCATTCCGTTGAACTCGGAAATGATTTCAAAGAATATGAATTATTCTCCGCTCAAATCCTGTCGCTTAACGGCAACCAAATAGTTGCTACTCCTACGGATATTTGCTCGTATGACAGCGATAAAGGCGTGATAACCATAAACGCGAGCGAGGATAACCCCGTTGAAGAAAATACGACATTTGACTTCGATTTTTACGCGGACGGATATTTTGAAAACGACCTTTCGCATTCCGCATTAAAAATACTTGGAATGTGCTTTGAGGTTGTTTGGCAAACTCGTTTTAATAATGATTGGCTGTCCAACGTTTCAAAGGTTGAAAGCAATTCATTTGGCGAGCAAAATCGCGCGAATAAAACAAGAGCAGATACGGAACGCTTTGAGCAATTAAAGCGAAAGCTCGCGGGGGAAATGCGCAGATTTGAACAAAATGCCGAATATCGTCAGGTCGTACCGAGCGATAAGCGGTTGAAATTCTAAAAAACCAAAGGAAAGGAAATTAAAATGGAAAACTTTGAGTTATCGAAAGAAGTATTACAAAAAGCGAATACATATATGAGCTTGGCGCAAAAGACTATTTTAGCCGAGCTTGTCGCAAGACGGAGCGTGAAACCTATTCGGGGATTAGCGACGGAAAAAGAGAGCAAAGAGCAATCTGCCTTTATTGCCATTCCGAGCGTGGTCGGAGAAGATTCCGATATGAAAGAAAAACTGCTGTTGAATGTGCTTTTGTCGCACTATTTGGACATTGCAGTACCCGAAATGGACAACAATATTTACGACTTTTATATGGGCGGTCATTTGCTTAATCAGTTGGAGAGATTTAAGACGGATTCGGAGCTTAAAATCAAGGCATTCGACATTCTCGCCGACTTTAAGCAGTTCAAAAAAATGGTCGATATTGAGATTTATAATATCAAGACCAAAGAAAACGATGTTGTTGAACGCACATTAAAGGGCATTTCGCTTTTTGCGGCAGAGAAGATTACGGAGAACCCCGAACTTATCGACAAGTTTACGGACGAGCTGAAAAAAGCGGTCGAAAATCTTAAAGTTCAAGAACCCGTTGCGGCAGCCGAAGGAGTGGAAGAATGACACCCGACATCAATTCTCCGTATTATCCGTATTTCAAAACGCAAGACAGCTTTGCCGATTTATCGGATGCGGTAAGCATACCGAGAAAAATATGCGATTACTTGTTAGATGCGCCAAAGGGCGATTACAAGCCCATCGACAATAACAAGTACCCGCGTTGTAGGTTTTGGAAATACCTGTATTACGACGGTGCAAAGCCCCTTGGGGAGAAACTGCCTTCCATACAGAAGAAAATGCAAGTTCTTTTCAATCCAAATTCGCCCGAAAATCCACCTACGGAAAAAGGATATAGACTTATTCCGCAGATATACACAAAGCAATCGCAAACAGACGGTCAAACAAGGGTTTATGTGTATCTCGGTAGAACCGTGCCGTCGGGGGAAGGGGAGTATAAGGTTGCACTCGCGGTAAAATTTCTCATATTTACACACTACACCTATGAACTCAACACAAAGTCGGACGAATATAGCCGTTGCGCCGGGATAGAGTATGCGTTAATCGAGGCTTTGCACGGCGTAAATATGGCGGGTATTGGAACATTCTCTTTTTCAAAAAGAGTGCACCCCGAATGTGGCAGTCGTGAAATGTTTGATGGGGGCGCGAACGTCGGTAGGGAACTCACTCTTGCATTGGAGCTTGCCACGACAGCAAACAACGAAGCGACAAGTATCGAAAATATGCCTTCGTTCTCCCTTGACGGGAAGATTAAGATGGCGTAAGTGGTGAAGAGATGACCCCGAAAAAAGAAAAGTGCAAGCAAGGGCGCAGCGAATGCACAAAGAATTGCAAAAAGAGAAAGGCAAGACAAGCAAAATGCAAGGAAGTCTTTAATATTGGCGGTAAAACTATCGAGTTTAGAACGACAATGATAGATAAACAGTAAGGGAAACGGCAAGGTATGGCACAGAATGACAGCAAAAAGTATATAAAAAGTGTTGCGGCGTTTAACGGCGGTGGCGCAATGCGAACCGCGCAAAATACGCCTACGCAATATGCAAGCCGTCAAGCGCAATATATGGCAGGGAGAACAGCCGTATTTGATGCAAATCGCGCCTATCTTGCAACCGATTATGTAAACGCTGATGTGCAAGGCTTAATACCCGACGATTTTTACGCGTGGACAAATACAAATATACGACTTGCGGATATTTCGCATCGTCCTACCGCTAACAGCACAAAAAAGACGGACGATTATAAGCAAGTTTTATTTCCCGAAAACGGCGTTGATTATTTCCCTATTGGGGCTAAAATCAAGGCTATGGGGAGCGTATGGATTTGTGTAAATCCTTCTAATATGTCAACCGCCCAAAACACGGCAATCGTCGCGCGATGCAACGCATCGTATAATTCCTACGATTTCTATGGAAATGTTATTACAGAGCCTATTCTTGTTGAAAGAAATGCAATGCTCGGTAATGATACGGAAAACACGCAAAACCTTGTACTTATGGACGGGTATTTCAATATCACCTGTCAACTCAACGAAAATACGGCAAAGTTGCAAGAAAACTCGCGGATAATTCTCGGTAAAAAACCTTACCACATAACAGGCGTTACAGACTTCATACAGGAATTTTCGGGCGATAGAGAAAGTTGCCACTTGCTTACGTTTACGGCTCGTGTTGAAGAACTGACGGAATCCGACGATATTGAAAAAGATTTCGTGGCGAACGGTAAAGAACTTTCGTTTGAAGTGAAGATACAAACCCCGGAAAATATAAATGTTGGCGATACGGCGCAGGTGCGGGCTGTATTTGTTAAAAACGGAGATTTTATTTGGCAACCGCCGACGGCGTATGTGGAGAATGAAACGGGAATGCTTTATGTCGAATATCCCGATAACTACGAGCAGGGGCAATTTGTTTTGTGTGGCAATTCTCTTATATTCCAACAAGGTAATACGCCTTTAAGCGCGGAGTTCACAACAGAAAACGGCATTTTGAAAACAACGCTTGAATATCCCATTGCTTGGGATTGGGTTTCGACGAATACGAAGGTTGCAACAATCAATGCAAACGGGGTCGTAACGGCTATCGCGGCGGGAAGTGCGCAAATTGTCGCAACATTACGCCAAAACCCTGCGGTTTCCGCTATGGCTGAACTAATCGTCAAAGAAAAGAGATTGGAACAATACGTTGAGTTTATAAGCGTTTCTCCGAATAGTATCACGCAATACGAAAGTGTTATAGTACAAGCGCGGTATTTTGAAAACGGAGATATGACGAAAATCCCACTCAAATGGAACTTTGGTGGGGCAAAAGCGGAAGATTTTTCCGTTGTGTTTGCGGAAGATGGTTTGTCTGTTGAGATTACTTGTTTAAGTCCAAGCGACGAAAATCTTGAAATCACGGCAAGTTACGGAGAGCAGTCCGCAACAATGAATATAGAACTGCTCGGATATTAAAATAAGTCAATTAGAGAAAGGACGGGAAATTATAATGGGTCAATTCTCAAAAATGGATAGAAAATCTCTTGTACGGCAGGGAAAACCTGTCGAATGTTTGGGGCTTACCTTCTATCCGATAAAAATGTATCACTACGACGATTTCTTGGCGAGCAAGGATGCGTTAGTTCTTCGATTGGGTACACTCCCTGTAAAGTACGCAATAAAGGATTATCTGAATGCAATCTTCTCGTTGGAATACGATGCGGTGCAAGGTAATGGTGTCGGTATAGGTTTGTTTAATCGAGCGATTTCCTTACTGCTGATGTCTTTGCGGATAGATGTCAACCTGAAGGAGTTTATCGGAAAGCAAGTTTTTATTCGACAGGTCGGGGAAAACGACTTTGAAATAGACCATATCGTGGTAATACAAAACAACATTCGCGTTGAGATAACACCGCAAGATTTCTCTTCGCAAATACGACCGCTCATAGCAGAGCAGAATGGCTTGGAATTGCCAAACGAATCCGACAACGCCGAATTGGTTAAGGCGCAAGAAGAGCTTACAGAACTGAACAACTCCACAAAAAGACTCAAACAAAGCACGACAAGTCTTATTGCATCCGTAGCTTACAATTCAAAAGTAAGCGAACGAGAGATAGACGAGTGGACGGTGCGAGAGTTTGAAAATCGGCGTAGCGCAATCGAGCGCGATAAACGCTATACGCTTTACAGCCAAGCGGAGCTTTCGGGTATGGTAAGTTTCAAAAACGGAAATCCGTTCCCTTCTTGGTGCTACGATACGATTGACGATACGATGGGGACTATGGCTCTTTCGAGCTTGGGCAACGCGATAGGCGGCGCAACTCAAAAACAATAATCTGAAAAAAGGAGAAACTTTTATGAATGCAATTAGATTGGGCGACCCCAATTTGTTTGTCAAAGGTATTGCCGAAGTAACGATTACAGACCCTAAAACGGGTAATATTATCGGTTTCGATAAGGTTGCAAGCGAAGGTAGTATTACATCGTCCGTAAATATGGGCGAAATTACGGGTGGTATCGGTAATCCCTTACTTATCACAATTCCCGATACGACTCGTATCACGGGTGCGCTTACGTCGCAAGCGTTCTCTTTGGAACAAAGAGCATTGACGGCGGGTGGCAATGTAAACTACAACGGCTTAACGCCCGTTTGCGAGCATATCACGGCGACGGGTGCAACCTTGAAAGTAACGGGCAATCCCGTGAAACATTATGCACAGACCGCAAGCGATGCAACGGCTTGGTGTTATGTGAGAGTTCACGGTGCGGACAACTATGTAGGGACGAACTATGGCGTGGATGTTTCCACAAAAGAGGTTAAAGGCTTTACGGCGGTTCTTGGCACGGAATACGATGTATTCTACTTTGTTGAGAACGCATCCGCAAAGGTGTTGGAACTTTCTTCCAACTTCAAACCTTCCGTTGCAACGGTTTCCTACAAGTTCAACGTTTACGCAAAGCAGAACGGCTCTGTATCGAACGGTACTTTGCAAGGTTTCTTGTACTTTATCGTTCCCAAGGCGCAATTCGGCGGCGACGTGGGTATTTCGGCGAACCAAACATCCAACGCAACGACGGACTATTCGTGGAATGCTCTCGCGGACAACGACAATATGCCCTCTTGCGAAGGTTGCCAAGAAAACGGCAGTCCTTATGCGTATTACGTGTATGTTCCTTGCGGTGGCGCAAAGGTTGCGGTTGAAGCTCTCGCGGTTATCGGCGGCGCGGTAAGCGTTGCGGTAAACGGAAAGGCTCAAATCCCCGTTAAGTATGTAATGCCCAACGGTGATACCGTACAACCTACTTACAGCGACCTTACCTACGCATCGGAAGCGACTGCTACGGCAACCGTTGATACGAGCGGTGTGGTAACGGGCAAGGCGACGGGCAACACGAAGATTACGATTACGCTCAATAAGGGCGACGGCAAAACGCTGACGACATACTGCCTTGTAGCGGTATCGGGTAGCTAACAAAAAATAAACGCGCCTACGCCCTAAAAACGGGGCGTAGGAGAGCGTTTTTATTTAACACAAGGAAAGTATCGACTTATGGCAGGTGTGCAGATTACAGCCCAAATTATCGGTTTGGAAGAAGAGTTGCAAGCCGAAGTAAAAAAGATAGAACGGCAGATACCATACGCCCTTACAAATACGGGCGTTGAAATGGCGCGGGATTTGCAATCTACTCTCCATAGGGTTTGGTATAAGGGATATACGCCTGCCGTTTACGAGAGAAGAACAGATGACCCTAATTTGGGTACGCCAATCGGCAGCGATGAAAACTTCGACATAAGCACAGACGTCGCAACAAAAGTGTTGAATTTCATTTTTGAGCCTGACGGCAACAATGCGAAGTTTGAAACGATGCGCGGCGGGGATAAACTGATTGAGTGGATTCAGAAAGAGCATAAATACGGTGAGATAAGGCACGGAAAAGTCGTTTCAAGGGAAGCGACGACAACGATTCCCGCAAGACCGTTTTGGAATATCTTTTTGGAAGAACAATCGCACGGCGGCATAATTGAGAAATTCATTAAGGGAATGTCGCCATACCAAGTCATTGCGGGGAGTGAAGATAGTGCAATCGACTTGACAGAATTTGAATTACCTGCGGGTGGAACATTTGAAGAAAGTGAACTCCCGTTTTAACATAAAAGCACAGCAGTAGGAGCGGATTATGGCAGAAATTTTACTGAAGGTTAGATTAGACGATAGTACATACAAGAGCCAACTTGCAGAACTCGAAGCGCAAGTCGGCAAAATCGTTTCGTCCACCACAAAAACGCCGTCAATGAATGTTGACAGCTTGCAAAAATCGTTCGCAAACCTACTCAATACATTAAAGGGTGCGGAAGGGAAGTATGCAGTAGGTACATTTCAAAGCCTTAAAACAGAGGTTTCCGAATGCCTCGGCAGGGTTAAAGAGCTGAATGCGGAAATCGGCGATAGCAAGCCCACAAAGGCGCAAAAAGCGGAGCTTGCGGGGTTGACAAAGCAACTCTCTGAACTGCAAGCCAAGTTTGCCACCGTGAGAGCGGAAACGGCAAAACTTTCTACGGTGCAGGGGACTTCTTCCAACGCGGTAAAGACTTTGCAAAAATCCTACGCAAACCTTATCAACTCGTTGAACACCGTAAAGAATAAATACCCTGCGGGGACTTTTGACAATCTTATCGCGCAAGCAAAAGAAGGTCTTACGGCGACGAAAAATCTTAACACGGAAGTAGGCACGAGCGCAACGCTGAATGAAAAGCAGGGCGCGACTTTGCAAATGCTTTCGGGAAAATATCAGCAACTCGCCGCCGATGTAGCAACGGTGAGAGCGGAAACGGAACAAAATACTTCTGCTGTAATTAAGAATGGCGATAGCATTGGTGCTATGGCAAAGAAATTCATTATTTGGCAGGCGGCGGCAACGCTCGTAATGAAACCCTTACAGCTTATCCGTGATGCTATTTCGTCAATCAATGAAACGCTCGTAGAAACGGAAAATGCCGTAGTCGCATTACGGCGTGTAGCGGGTACTTCCGCGAATGCCGACGAGCTTTACGACCTTGCGCAAAGATACGGTCAAACATTCGAGAATGTAAACGAAATTGCCTTGAATTTTGCCCGTTCGGGTATGGATTGGACGGACACGATTAAAGCGACGGAGGCGGCATTACTCGCGCTTAACGTAGCTGAATTAGATGCAACGCAAGCATCCGACGGAATGATTGCGATTATGCAACAGTTCGGATATGAAGCAAGCGAATTAGAGCTTATCATAGACAAGCTCAATATTTCGGCTGACAATGCGGCAGTTTCGACAGAAAAACTGCTTGCTGCATTACAGCGCACGGGTTCGTCCGCAAAAAATGCCAATCTTACTCTTGAAGAAACGGTAGGTATTATCACGGCTATCTCCGAGGCAACGGGGCGTAGCGGTGAAAATATCGGTACTGCCGTAAACTCTCTTATTCAATTCACAACAAAGGAATCGTCCCTTGCAACCTTTGAAAAATTGGGTGGCGACGTTGCAAAAGTCGTGGAAGATTACCGAATGGGCGCGGCGACAGTTCTCGATATTTGGGAAGAATTGAGCAAGGTTATTCAATCGAAAAACAGCTCAACGGAAGGCATATTGTCGGGGCTTTTTGCTGACGATGATTGGCGTTCCCTTAACGAAGAATTGCAGACAGAGCTTGGCGAGAATTTCGCAACCGTAACCGAAATCTATGGAACGGCAAGCACATTCCGTAAAAACTATTTTATCGCCCTTTTGAACAATCTCGACCAAGTCCAAGAAACAATGGACGATATGAACAGCGCGGAAGGCTATTCACAAAAGGAAAATGAGCAATATCTCGACACTTATTCCGCGAAAGTCAATGAGTTAAAGGCTCAATGGCAAGATATGGCTAACGACGAGCAGGGCATCCTTGGTATTAAAAAGTCGTTAGTCGAGTTTGCGAGCAACCTGCTTACGGTGTTAGATAAGCTCGGCGGGATAAAGTTTGTTTTAACTGAAATTCTCGTAATCGGTGGTACGCTCCTGATGACGTATAAAGGAACGGCGATTATTGCGGGGTTACAAAAGATTTGGGTACTTTTGCGAACGCTATCCATTGATGCTATCCCCAACGCAATCGCAGCTTGGAGAGCTTATGCGGCAGGTATTGTTTCCGCAAATACTGCAATTCAAGCATCAATTCCCATAATCGGTATGGCTATTGCCGCTATATCTCTGCTTGCTACAAAGATTTCAGATGCGAGAGAAAAAGAAAGGCAAGCAGCAGAAGAAGCTCGCCAAGAGCTTATCAATTTAAGACAAGAAGCGGCAAATTCTATTGCATCATACGAGAATATCTCCAACTCTTTGAACGAAACCATTGAACGGGTTAAGGAATTGAGGAGTGGCGAAGATTTGACTGCCGATGCCACAAAAGAATTGATTTCTATTCAGGAAAGTCTGATTAAGAATAATGGCGACCTTGCGGGGTCAATCGACCTTGTAAACGGAAAACTCGAAGAGCAAATCCCTTTAATGGAGCAAGTTGCAAAGGCGCAACTCCAACAATGGATTAAAGACAATCAAACAGCAATCAACACAAGTGAGGCTCTGCTTAATTCAAAAGGTAACAGTTATTATGAAACGGGGCGCGATGGCAATATTTTTACTACGCCCGACGGTGGAGCAGCGGAAAAAATCAGCGAAATAGCTCGAAAGGCGGGGATTGATGTATATGGAAGTAAAAGTGTATATTATCCCTCCAAATCAGGTGATTGGTGGACTTGGATTCCATTTGCAGAAGAAGTTGCAGACATATTTGGCTCAGAGAGCTATACTTGGATTTTAGCCGGTGGCGAAAACATAGAAGAGCAAATAAAGAATTACAACGCTCTGTATGATTACATAAGCAAAAACGCAGAAAGTCTTGGGTTGGATGATAAAACAAAGAAAGAATATCTCGGCTATTTGTCCAATGCACTTCGGAAACTAAACACCGATGATTACAAAAACGCCAAGGAAACCTATGACTATTACCAAAAGATACAGAAGTATCTCAACGGGGAGATTTCCTACAACGAATTTCTTACAGGCGTAAAAGACGGCACAGAGGATGTAACAGACGAAACAGATGATTGGAAAAACTCCCTTTCGGACGTAAGCGACCAATTTGACAGCATTGCCGAAAAACTTAAAGCAATTCGAGAAGAAGAAGAGAAAGAGCTTGAACTGCAAGAGCGGAAAGAAGAAATACTCGAAGCCCAAAAAAGCCTTGCGGATGCCCAAAACGAAGCCGAAAAAAAACGAATTGCTCTGTTGGAGGCTGAAAAAGCACTTCAAGATGCTATGAAACAGCGTAGCGTTCGTGTATTCAACGCGACTACGGGGCAATGGGAGCAAGTCGCCAACGAGAAGAGTATTCAACAAGCGAAAGATAATATCACAAAAGCCAACGAAGCTCTTGCAAAAGCGAGCGAAGATATTATCAAGGCGCAAGAGAATATCGCAAAAGCAGAGCGCGAACTTGAAGATTATGCCTATAACACCATTATAGATGACCTTGAAGAAGGCAATCTCACCAATGCAAGCATCTTACAAGTTATTTCCGACGTTGCAGACTATCTCCCGCAATTCGGGGAAGAAATAAAAAGATTTATCAAGGAAACAACGGGTGTTGACCTTGATTTACCCGAAAAGATAGAAACAGAAAACGAAAAGCCTGTATATGATAGCGGTGGATTCTTGCACGGTCTTGGCGGGATTAAAGCGACGGGCAGAGCAGAAACGATTTTACCACCTGATATAACCGAAAAAATTATCGAGCCTTCTTCTAATGAAAGATTTAAGAATTTCACGCGGTCGCTCGGTTTATTATTCGGTACAAGCGATAAGTTGGAGCAACTTCCGCGCGGTGCATTTGTTTCCAATCGCGGTGGAGATACGACGAATAATAACAATAGCCGTAGTTATTCGATTAACGGCGTTCCTATCCCCGCAGAAATCGCACAAACTCACACACTCGCCGAATTGTGCGACACTATGACATTGATAGAATAAAAGGAGAACAATATGCCTTTATTTCAACCTTCAAATATTACGCCCTCTTCATTCGCGGGAATCGGCGGTGGGACTGTTGCTGCCTCCGATAACATAAGCGTTTCTTGGCAACTGAACGGGAATGTCCCTATGACGGGTTTCAAGATTGATATTTATCAAGGAACTTCAAGAAAGGGCGGCACAGGCGGGATTATAATCCCTTATCCGAATAAAATCTATCCGACGGACAAAAGCGGGAATCCGACCTACTATGTCTATCAACCTGACGGTAAAACTTGGGGAGATTGGGGCGTTGTTGACGGCGGTAATTACACGATACAGATTACACAGTATTGGACGAGTTCCGCTACAAACGATAATTTCATCGAGCAAATTTCCCAATCGGCGTTCGTTTCCCGTTCAAAACCAACACTCTCTATTACAACCGCGAGTGGTGCGACGATAGAAAATATTATTGATTCCGTTACGATGACCGTTACCGCCGTTTATGTACAAGCACAAGGAGATTGTATTGATTGGGTAAGGTGGAGATTTTATCAAATTCAAAACGGAAATGAAATATTGCTCGACGATACAGGTGCGGTTAATACCGCCGTATTAAACTATTCAGCAGATAATATGAGGAATGGGGGCGCATACAAACTTGTTTGCATAGTACAGACGGAGAACGGCGTTCAAGTTTCTAATTCGGCAACATTCAATGTTTCATACGAATTGCCGAAAATCGAAGGTGGGTTTAGTTTTGATTGTAGCGATAGGTCGAGCAATCTTCTTACTTGGAGTGAAATCTATGAAACAACGGGGAATGATATTCCGGGTGTTAGCAGCGACAATAGTTATATTTATTCAGATAATCGTTTAGAACTTCCCAATAACTCGTTGGTAACTTGGGAAACAAAGAACGACGAGCCTTTGAATATCCCCACGGATTGGTCTTTATTTTGGAAAGGAAGCGTGGACTTTGCCGCGAATTATACTCGAACGGCAAAGAGCCTTTCTTTAAGTGGCTACGGGATAAATGGTGCTGTATTCAGTCCTGATGGGACAAAACTTTCACTTTGGGGCTATTCGCGGGTCATAACCTGTGGCGTAAGTACAAGTTCTATTTACACAAGCGGGACAAAAACCACCGACTCTGCTGTATATACAGTATCATATTGCAACGACGGTACGCGTTGCATAGGCGGTGCGTTTGGCGCAATTTATCAGTCAACCGAAATATCGACAGCCAAAGTATTATCTTCTGCGTTCAACGGAACTCGCAAGGATGTGCTTGCGCTTGGCGTTGCGGGTGCAATAAAGTTGTTCAGGATTGAAGATGGCTCTGCAACGCCTATGTCGGGTAGTGTTGAAGGCGAATTTGGCGAAGTGTCGAGTATTACATTTAGCCCCGACGGAAAATACCTTATTGCAGCAGGGAGCAAGAGCATAGAGCAATTTCATAGGTACGGGTTGCTCGACGGTTCTCATTATATGCACGACGGGAGTATTTTACAAGGCGGTATATCAGATGGGTGCGTTGCATTCAGCCCTGACGGGAAATACCTTATTTGCGGAACGGGCGTATATAAGGTTTCAGATGGTGTTGATACGATTATCCTTACGCAAATTGGTAGCATCTCGTCAAACTATAATGCTTGTTTTACCCCCGACGGAAAGTTCATTCTTTCTTGTTATTTGGACAGGGATGCGGACGTGCGGATATATCAAGTAAAGGACGATACAGTTCAGTATATCGGTGGAGTTCCTGCACTTTACACTTCTTGTAAATATGTTGCTTGTAGCCCGAACAGTAATCTCGTTTTTGTGGGCGGTGGTATATCAAATGCGCAAGCAAAGTATTTCTTTGCTAATACACGCGAACGGTCGCTTGTTTCTGCGGGGAATATGAATGTTAGCGTAGGGAATAAAGTAGTGTTCGGCATAGGAGAGTATTCTACTGAATTTACACTTGGAATAGAAAACGAGTTGATACTTACTTTGCTTGATTCCTACGTGGAAGATTTTTCGTTTTCTGTAAACAAATCTTCGGTTGCTCTTATTCATAATGGGACAAGTCAAACAGTTGAAATAGATAGTTCACTATACCCGCAATCCGCGATTTCATCCGTAGTTTTGACGGGTGCGCAAGTTTGCAGTTGGCTTTATATCACAAACGAAACGGCTGTTATAACAGAAGATTTCTCCCCCGTGTGGGATAATCACACGCAATTTCTAACCCATTTTGAAGAGCAGGTTTTGCAGGCAGGGCAACTCAATGTCGCGGAAAACAAAATGGATATTTACCGCGAGAACGTAGAAACGGGCAAGCTCCAAAAACTGTATTCCGCACCGAAAGAGATTACGCAAATACGTGATTTTGGTTGGATAACAGGCGAAAAATATTATTATACGGGCTATGCCCTGCTTGACAACGCATATACAAGCGCAAATCCTTTCACGGAAACGCCTGTATGTCGCAATCAACCGTATTATCTTCTTCTTGAAACAACGCAAGATGAAGAATATCCCGATGTGTACCACGTTGTGAATTATTGGCGGTTCGGGAATAATATTTCTGCGGGAAGCGTAAGCAACAATAATACTCCGAATTTCCTTACAAACTTCACGAAATATCGCTTAAAACAGCCTGTTTCAAGAATGGGAAAGAGCGGAACGCTCACAGCTTTGCTTTCAAACGTCATTGGCGGCGAATACAAGGACACCGCCACGCAAATGGAAGATTTATACAACATTTCCGCGAGTGAAAACACATTCTTCTTAAAGGATATGAAAGGAAATCTTTATATGGTCGCCGTGTCAAACCCCATTACGCAAACGATAAACACAAAATCGTTCGTGCAGGAAGTAACGGTTTCTATCCCTTGGGAAGAAGTCGGTTCAACTGAAGGCATTTCTATTATTCAAACGCCGAATGACCCGAATTGGGTTGGCAATAACGACGATTTGGCAAAGGTTGCATTTAGTGTGGATAATGCGACGGGTATGTTGTCGGTTGAATATCCCGACGGATATAGCATAACGCAGTTTGCATTGAATGGAGAACGCTTGGTAGCCACAACGAAAGGCGAGTCGCAAGCTCCTAAACTTTCCTTGCAGAATGGCTCTGTGAAATTAAAAACGGAGAAATAAAACAAATGAGTGGAACGAATAAATATCTGCAATATTTGAAAGCGGTTGCAAGACCTTTTAGAAAAATCACTAAATTGGATTTCTTGCAACCCGACAACTCCGTGGCATTCTCGCTCGGCAATACCGTGAAACGTGGCTATATGACGAGATATGACACTCGTGCGTTTATCCAAGGCGGGACACTCAATGTATCTTTGAATAATGGGCAACGTCGAAGGGCAAACATTACTCTGTCGAATCTCGATGGCGCGTTTGAGTATAGCGTAAATAAGATTTGGTTCGGGCAAAAGGTAAGGCTGTCAATGGGACTTATCTTGCCCGACGGAACGGAGTTCTTTTTGCCACAAGGCGTATTTTACATCAAAGACCCGCAAAACGTATTTAAGCCGAATGATAAGTCCGTTTCCTTTCCGCTCTACGACAAATGGGCGTATTTGGACGGCACGTTGGCGGGGAAATTAAATCAAGCATACTCAATCACGGTGGCGCAAAACCCGAATGTACTCAACGCAATGGCGAGCATACTTCAGCTTTCAAAGTTCGACCATTTGCCAACGTCGGATAAGCTCAAAATGATTGACAGCGTTGTGCCTATTTTTACGAATTATTATAACAATAAAACTTATTCCGCAAAAAACTCCGACGGCTCAATTTCGGCAGATATTTCTATGGCTACTTTGCCTTATGATATTACGGAAAATAGCGGTGGAAATTTCGGAAACTTACTACTTCAACTGAATAAAACTTTCGTTGGTCTTATTGGGTACGACCAAACAGGGGCAATGCGCGTTGAGCCGTCGCAGGAAGATATAAGCGACAGTAATAAACCCATACTTTGGAATTTTAGTCCCGAAAACAGCCAACTGTGCGGTTTTACCGAAACGCATAAAAACGGCGAAGTTTACAACGATATTTTGATTACAGGAGAAGGATTGACGGGCTACGAAGTTTGGGGGAAAGCCACAAACTATGACCCGTCGAGCGATACGAATGTAAATCTTATCGGATTAAAAACCTTTACGGAAAGCCGCGCGGAATATTGGAATAGTAAGCAATGCGCCGACCTTGCGGAATGGTATCTAAAACGAAAAACGATTTTGCAAAAATCGGTAACGATTGAGTGCAGTCAACTTTTCCACCTGATAGAAAATCGACTCGTAACCATCAAAAGAACGGACAAACAAGGCAGTCCTGTTGAACGCCATTTGATAAACTCTTTCAGCTTGCCGATTGGGGAAACCGGTAGTATGTCTATTAACGCCGTAAGCGTGAACGATTTTCCCATTGCAACGATTAAGCAGTATTCAAGCGAAAGCGGGCTTATTACGAATTAAGGGGGGTGCTATGTCGAATGTTTTTGAAGAAAGCGCAAAATTAAAACAGGCTCTCACGCCCATCATTGAAAAAATAGTTGACGAAAGAACACGCTCCTGTTTGCGCACATATAAAGCAAAAGTCGTAACCGCGCCCGACAGTACGACGGGAAAATGTGTGGTACAGCTTATGGGGCAAAGTGGTCTTACTGACCCGACAACATTGTCTTTACCGTATTCAACGGCGGTAAGTGGTGTTTCAGCCGGGCAAATGGTTTGGGTGGCAACAACTTACAATTCTTGGAGAAATGCCGTAGTTTGGCAAAAAATAGATTTCTCATAAAACAGAAAAAAAATAAAAAACGGAGGACTTATAAATGAGTAATGTACAAGACCTTGGTATTGTTTCTCCCGTCCCGAAAGGGGATTGGAAATCCACTACCGCCTATCAACAATTAAACATTGTTAGATTTAACAGCGCAAGCTATATCGCAACAGCTCCGAGTATTGGCGTTGCCCCCGGCGTAACAAACGGGTGGCAATCGTTTTGGCAGTTGCTTTCGAGTGGCGTTGACGAAGATGCGCAGAAACAAATTGACCAAAACACAGAAGCGATTTCCGCGCTTGGCGGTTCGGTTGAAGAGTTGAAAACGGCAACGAAGAACAACGACAGCTCTATCGTGCAAATCAACAAGTGGATTGAAGAAGCGGAAAAAGACCCTGTGGAATACGGCATTCGCCACGTTATCGGCGCAAGCAGTCCTGTCGGCGAAAGGGTAATCCGTAAGGACGGCGTTATCTCCACTTGGGATATTGATTTTACGCCGAATATTGGCACAGAGCCTACGGACAACCCCTTTGACTACATAAGCGTATTCAATCCGTCGGTATGGTACGACGAAGCGGGAAATAAGTTTGCGAGATTTTCACGGTTCTATTATCTGAAACAAACCATTGGAAACTATGAGTACACTTGGGTTTGTCAAAAACAGTTGTACCCGTTCTATGTTCTGCCCAAGGCATTCAAAAGGGACGGCAAGCCTTATTGGAACTATGTTGACATTGGTTGCTACGAAGCATCGGCAGAAACACGCACGTTCAATGGTACGGACTATGCTTGTCTTGCATCCAAGCCCGGTAAAAATCCCCGTCATAATGCAACGCGAACGGTTATGTTCAACGAGGCGAAGAATCTCGGCGCGACTTTGGAAATCAATACGGAGCAGGAATACTATTGCATTACCACAATGAGCGAAGTCAACGAAATTCGCAATATCTTGGTTCATATTATGTTTGGCACGAGAAACTGTCAATCCAAGTACAACGGTATTTCGAGTTTTGGTAATACGGGCGCGACGGCGTTTGCAGCGGTTGACAAGGAAAACAACATTTTCTACTTCGCAACCAACGTATTAAAGGATTTCCGCGTGGGAGCAACAGTCGCACTTAACGGCTCTGCAACAGAAGCCTACTACCACCAAGTAATTGAGAATGGCGAAGTGGTGGGCGGTATTGCCGACGGCGCGTTTGTGGAATCCGTGGGCGGTACGACCTATTATTATGCAAAAATCGACGGAGATGCGCTCACGGAACTTACAATCGACTTGACCTCGATTTCTATCCGTCCGCTTTTCACAGGGGAAACGGATATTATCAAGGCGACTCACGGTACGCTCGCCAACGCAAACGGCAGAAATTCCTTCAAGGTATTCAACATTGAAAATATGTGGGGCAATATTTGGGAACACGTGCTTGATTGCACTATTAAAGAGTATGTGCCGTATGTTTGCGACGACATTACCAAGTGGACGGACACAACAACGCCCGATACAAACGAGAACTTCAAGGCTTGCGATATGATGATTTCGCAAACGGGTGGTTCGTATGTAAAGGCGTTGGATTATGACCCCGCGCACCCCGACATTGTGTTGCCCGTAGAAGTAGGCGCATCTGCATCTACTTATTGGTGCGATTATTATTGGGTAAGTGCAGGCGTGAGAACGGTTTACGTCGGCGGTAGTCTGGCCAACGGGGCTATTGACGGTTTCTGTTATTGGTATTGCGCTGACGGGGTCGGTATTGCGAATTGGAGTATCGGCGGTCGCCTTTCTCATAGGAGTCTTTGAGTTGGGGGGAGTGGGGGTTTCTCCCCCACAAATAAGCGCGTTTATTAAAACAAACTAAATAAAAACAAGGGTGCAATATACTACGTCGGCGGTAATCTGAACAACGGGGCTAATGACGGTTTCTGTTATTGGAATTGCAATAACGGGGTCGGTAATGCGAATTGGAATATCGGCGGTCGCCTTTTTCTCGATTAAATTTGCGCTATCGAATTATAAGATAGCGGTATGTTGCATCCTCATCACTTGGTGAAAGTATTACCGGTTAATCAAAGGCGCGTTAGTAGGTCTGCAAGGGTACGAAAGCGCGTAATAGGTAAGAGAAAATGAATCGAATAAAAGTTCCTTTTGAACAAATTTATGACTTTGATAATTGTAAACGCGCTATTCGTAATGCGGCAAAGAAAAAGAAACACAGAAAATTCGTAATCAACGTATTAAAAAATATCGACAAATACGCAATGGATTTATCGGAAAAGTTGCGGACGATGACCTATGAATTGCATACGGGCATACCCGCAATAATCAACGAAGGAACGCAAAAGAAAACGCGTGAGTTGAGTAAACCCATATTTTATCCCGACCAATGTCTGCATTGGGCAGTTATGCAGGTTTTGCAACCTTACTTCCGAGCATCTTTCTATGTGTATTCGTGCGCATCAATCCCCGGACGGGGAACGCACAAGGCGAAAGAGATTGTCCAAGGGTTCTTTAAGGATTTGAAGGGTACGAAATACTGCTTGCAATTCGACATACACCATTTCTACGAGAATGTCGATAAAGGCATTTTAGTTCAAGCCCTGCAAAGGTATATAAAAGACCCTCGCATTTTGAAAGTCTTGACCGATATTGTTTATTCGTATAAGGGGAGTGGATTGCCGATAGGATATTATCCGTCGCCGTGGCTTGCGAATTTCTACCTTACCGCGCTTGACCGATACATAAAGGAAAAGTGCGGAGTGAAATATATGGTGCGCTATATGGACAATGTTGTGATATATAGCAGTAATAAACGCCATTTGTCGGAAGTATTTAACTTGGTTTCAGTATTTCTGAAAACAAAATTGCGCCTGTCGATAAAGGGCGATTGGCAAAAATACAAAATGCCCTACAAAGACAAGCGCGGGAACATAGTAGATAATCGCTTTACCGATTTTTGCGGTTTCAAAATCTATCGGTATAAAACCACAATTCGTCGTTCGATATTCACAAGAATAATGCGATTGCTGCGTAAATTGAAAAACGGTAAGTACACACTACACCGCGCCTACGCGTTTGTGTCATATCGTGGCTATCTACTGTGTACGAATAGCTACAACCTATTTAGGGAGTACATATTAAACAAAATAAATTTGAAAAAATTAAAGGAGATAATACGAAATGAAAGCAGGTATCAAAACAGAAAGCTCTGTAAAACCCAACCGCTTTGTGCTTAATAAGCTGTCAGACGGGAGCGTTGAAGTCTATGTAAACGAAGATATTAAAGAGTTTGCGAGAGAATCGCAAGGGGAAAGTGGAACGCCGAAGGAAACAATGTATGAATATACAAGCCGTTTTTCCGTCGGGCATTATCACGACAGCGACAGCTTGACGGAGGCTTATATTGCGCTGAAATACAGCACGGGTGCAGAAATCAGCCTTGGCAGAAAGGGGCTTGCCCAACCCAACGATGCGGAATATTTGGAGTATATCCAATATGTAAACGATTGCAAAGCGTTTGTGAAAGCCAATTTTCGCGCATAGCAATAATTGAACGCACAAAAACATACGCTAAAATTCGTTTTTGCCGAGAAAACGGCGTGAATTTCGCGCAACACGCTTTTTGGCGGGTAAATGCTCGCCTAAATATTAAACCGCCCAATTTTGGGCGGTTTTTTGCGTTCTTTAATTTTTGTTTTATACCCCCAACGCACCGTCGAGAACATTATTGATAAGTTCTGCATTCTTTCCTTTGCGTAAAACATAGGTATAAGTTTTTTCCGTGAGCGATACGCTTGCGTGTCCCAATGCCTGCTGTACAGTTCTAATGGGTACACCAAGGTCGTCCCAAAGGGCGGTTGCCGCGTGGCGTAAACTGTGAACCTTAACGCCGTTTTCCTTTCCCGTGCAACGAGCTATATATCTACGCGCCATAGAAAGCAAGCCGTTGGATGAAAATCTGTGCCATACCTTGCCGTTGGTGGAATGCCCACGCTCGTCTGCATCTGTACCAAAAAGCCAATCGTCGTCCGTCAAATGCGCCGGGCGAACACCGCTTTCAAGGTACTCTTTGACGAGTTGACGAGAAAGGGCAGGGAACGCAACTTCGCGGCGTTTGTCGCCCTTGCCGTGGCTTACCGTGATAGTGCATCTTTCAAAATCCAAATCGCTTGGTTTTAAGGAGCGCAACTCGGCATTTCTAACGCCTGACTGCAAGAGTAGGACGATAATTGCGCGATTTCTGCAAGCCGTTTTTGAAAAAATGCCTTTCGGGGTAACGGTCAACGCCGCTTGGATTTGGGGAAGAGAAAGCAAGTCGTATGTGATAAGCTCCTGTTTGGGGATTTCTTCAAGCTGTACGGGATTTTCCTTTATCTTTTTCATACGGATTGCCCATTCAAAAAATGCGTGGAGATTGATAAGATACTGCTTTACAGTATTTGATTTAATCCCCGTATTGTACAAGGCTGTACGAAATCCTACGACATTTATAGGCAGAATATCTCCGTTTTGTTCAACGCTGTTCAAATATTCCCCAAACTTCCGCAATGCAAGGTCGTATGATTTTACGGTGTGCGCCGATTTCTTCGACGAAGGAAGGGCGGCGACATAAAGTTTGTGAGCTTCGTTGTATTCGGTTTTATTCATTTAGTCAGCTCCTTATAGATTTTATCGTTTATAGCCAATAGATGGTCGGTGTAAAGGTAGGCGTTATCGCGCCCGTCATTAAAGCACTCAATATCTTCTTCGGCTAACATATCGTGGTACTGCTTGGCGATTTCTTCGCGCCTACAATAGCCCCGTTCGACAAGTTTTTCAGCAAGGTAGGGAATAAAGGCTTCTTCCAAAATCCTATTTACAATTACCGTTGATGCCGAATCAAGGCGAATTTCTGTGCCATCTTCCATTGTGCATACGGGTTCTACGTTTGCATTCGTGCTTTCTTTGAGTAAAAAGTCTGCAATTTCTTTAATTTTTGCCTGCTTTTCCATTCTACTTCTTTGCCTCCGCGATAATTTCATTTAATGCAACTATCTCATATTCGCAATCCAAAAATCTTCGTCCACATTTCTCGTACTGTTGTTTTAGGCGATAGAGTTTAGCGCGAATCCTTTTTAACCCTATTATATCGAGCGTACCGTCAACCTCGTTGTGTATCTCTTCAAGGCGTTCCTTGAAAACCTTTTCGTTAATATTGCCGTCGTTGTCGTAATATCTTCTTGCCATTATTTTCTTCTCCTATCCTTGATTTTCTTTGCGTGTTTCGGTTTGCCTGCCGTCGCGCGATTCAGTTCCTTTTGGAAACATTCAATGCAAAACAATTTTTCGTTAAGTTCAATCATATCGCCTTTTGCGAACTTTCCCTTGCATTCTACGCAACAGCAGATTTCAGACTGCTTGCGCTCGTATTCTTCATTGATGGGCGCATCCGTGAAAAGCAACATTTCCACGGGGAAGGACATATTATCCAAATTCCTATGGATTTTTTCAACGGAGATTACGATGAATGTAAGCCCTTCGTATGCGGCAACCTGCGTGTGAATGTCGCCGTGATATTTTTTGTCGTCGAAGGTATCTTCGTATCGTTCTGTGCCTTCTACCTTAAATGCTTTTGCAATTTCAAAAGGGTGAAACTCCCAATTTCCGTTTTTGCTTGCGCTTCTAAAACCGTTTTCTTTGAGCTTGCTTTCTATGGTCGCCAAGTCCATAGTAGATACAATTTCGTTTAACTGTTCGATAGTCATATTTCGTTTCTCCTTATATTCCTGCATAGCCGATTATCCTTTTTTGCGGCTTATAATTTCCCCAATATTGGCAACACCCGTTGACTTGCGCTTCAAGTCCTTGTCTGCCGTCTTTCCATAACGCTCCGCAACAAGCAAAGTCGGTGAGTTCAACTTCATCTTTTGTTGCAGGTCTGCCTACGGCTTTTTCGTAAGCAGATACAATTTTTTCAACGGCTGTGTCTAACAGCCCGTGTTCTTCTTTCGTGAAAATAATTCGGTCTGTTGTTCGACCCAAATCATCAACAGTTCTTATTGTAGTCATATTTTTCTCCGTGTTTCTCAATTATTATAACATTTTACGACCCGATTTGCAACAATTCTCGGCTTTCTACAAAGTAGTTTTGCTGATTGCGGAAAATCTTATTGTACTGCTCTTCGCTGCCCGAAAACTCTTTTACGATAGTCTTTTCTTCTTCGTCCATTTCATCATAGGCTTTCTTACCGTAGGAAGGGGGCAACCAACCTTTTCTCTGTGATGCAAAGAGATTGAACTTGTCAAGCAATTCTTGACTCCTGAATTTTAAGTGGCAAGTACCTTTTTTGTAGAACGTAAGGACGAAATGTTCCGTCGTAATATTTTTTGCGTTTCCGCGTTCAAAATTTCTTGATATTATGCCTTCCAAAAGGTCTATGTTTTCCAATCCGCAAACGCCTTTTGCAAGATAGTTCAGAGTTTTTGACATATCCGTAAGGGTGTAAATCGCTTCCCTTAAATCGAGCTTATAGGTATAGCCTTTTCTCGTGCAATACCCGCCATATCCGCTACCGTGAAATACATAGTTTGGCTCGGATTTCCACACCCCATAGAACGGAATTACAATCTTGCTGTTCAGCTTGTGTGCGCTATTCGTTTTCCATCCGTTGTAATAGTGGATATTGTCGCAACCGTCGTATTGCGCGTGTTTGGTAAACCTATCAAACAAGGAAAGGATTTCTTCTTCGATTCCGCGAGCGGTCGCTTTCATATTTTCTTCCATAAGCACCAAGATATTATGTTCATTAAAATCATAGTGCGACATTTCATCGAGGCGCGAAGAAAGCTCGTTGCGAAGTTTGCTTGTAGCTCTCCCCGAAAAATTGGGATTATCAAAAAGGGCTTTCCAATACAATCTTCTTGTTTTTTGTAAGTATCGGTTTATATCAAAACCGCGCTCATCATAAACCTTTAACTCAAAGGGCTTTACGTATGTATCTTTCTCAATTTGAGAAAACCGCGTATTGTATGTATTCTCAAAGGCGGCGTACTCTTTGAAGAACGCAAGGGCAGATTCTACGTGTTCATTGTATTGTGCCACGATTGCCGTCATCCAATCAAGCCCCATTCTGATAAGCTCTTTCTGTTCTGCGGTCTGTTCTGTTTCAATGCGGATTTCCCTTGCTTTATCCAACGACTCAAACACCTTGGAATTGAAGAGCTGTTCGGGGGCAGGAATATCAATCCATATTACCGCCGTTTCTACCGCCGTCTTTCTCTCGCAATCTTCCGCAAGGAAAGCATCTTTGTAATAGCGAATAACGGCGTTAAGTTCGTCTAATCGCTTGACAAGCTCCATTCTCTTCCGGGTGTAGGGGTTTTTGATGGTTTCGGCATTCAAAATGCACAATATTCTACCGCCGTATCTTTCCTGAAGGGAGATTGCTTTAAGCAGATGCAATTCTCCATTCTCAAAAGGTGGATTCATATAAATCAAGTCGTACATTGTGTATGGATTGAACGAAAGGAAGTCGTCGTGGACAACGGGTAAATCCATACCGCGCAAAGTTGCTTGGAGCGTTTTGTCGATTTCAACGCATTCAACGTGGCAACGGATGGAATCTCTGTACAACCCACGAACGCGATACAAACCGTCTTTCGCCAATCGCTGCGCAATGTCGCCCTTGCCTGCACTCGGCTCTAATACTCTAATATCGTATCTGCATTCTTTTTCAAAGCATTTAATCTCGGAATAAAAATCGTTTCCAATTCGCTCCATAAAGGATGCAGGGGTGGGGTAGAATTGATTATCGTTTTCGGTGTAAGTAGTAATGTCTTTCACTTGTTTTTCTCCTATTTTAAGCTAATAATAGTTCGGGGTTGTCGTATATATTGCCGATTATTTCGTATTCAACATTGCACATTGAAGTAAAGGCGGTGAACGTTTCTGTTCCCATTCTTTTCCACAAAAGACCAAAAGAACCATTGCGGAATGCTACCACGCCGTTCACGGGCATAGAGTGCAAGAACAATCCTGTTAAAATATCGCCTTCAAAAATGTCCTTTTTGTTCTTATCCGTCAAGTCCGTAAACTGTCCTACGGACTCCTTGTCAACGTCGGCGATTATTCGATTTCCGTATCTGTCTTTGTAGATTATTCTCGGATAATCCTTGTCAAGACTATCGAGCATACCATAAAGCCAATCCTTATTAAGTATTCCTGTTCTATCTTTTCCCCTAAACAAACGCTCTATCATATCGCAATCTCCTTAATACTCAAAATCTTTACCCAAAACAGGGCTTTTAATCTGTTCAAAGTGTTCTCGCTGACAGATTCCATACACAAATGGTTTTCGTTGTCGTATTCGTCTGTCAGTCTGCCGTTTCTATCTACGAATTGATATTCTACGTGGTATCTTTTCATTGTTCGGTATCTCCCATTTCTTCGGTAGGGGAATAATGCTCAATAATCTCCCCGTTCGGTTTAACGCAAGCAAGATAATCCATAGTACCCTGCATAAACAGCCAACAATTAAAATATCCGTTCCAACACAACAAGCCTTTCGTTTGATTGTGTTTTATGATAAAATTGTCAGCTTCTGCTTTCGTTGTAAAAGAATATAATTTATACGCCTTCTTCATTCTTCAACCGCCTCTGCAAACTCCAATTCCCAAATGCTTGCGATAAAAGACAAGACTTCCTTATGGGGGAGATTCTCAACTTCCTTTTCAAGTTCTTCATTGTCGTCCATATACGCCCATTCCATAGCTTGCTCGCGCCATTGTTCAACAGTCAAATCTCTATCTGTCCCAAATTCGCCTCCCTGCAAATCTCTAACAACACGATAGCGTTTCTGTTCAACGCCGTAATGTTTGCAGATTGCATCAAACATAGCCAACCTTAATTCCAAGCCGTTCGTTTCCCAAATCTGCGGCGTGGGGCAGGTTTCGTTTTCGTCAAGGGAATCGCAATCGTTTTCAAAAGACATTTGCCATCCGTAAATCAAATCGTCAACCAAATCGTCAACCTGTTCTACTGTGATATTTTCAGATTCAAAGCGGTCTGAAAAATCGTCGAAAGAGTGGGCGGTTTCCCCGTCAACAACTACATTCCATTCGTGATAGCCTGCGACAAACTCAATCGTTTTTACGCCTTCAACTTTCTCTACGGGGGAAACGATGCCGCAACCTTCTCTGTAAATATCGCCAACGCCTTCCGTTGTCCCGTCGTCGTATTCAATTATTGCTTGCACGTGCCGTTCTACTACGCTGTAATCCCCGTTGGGGTAATAGTTTACGGGTCTTAATACCGTGATTCTCCCAACCTTGCCATTGTGCGGATTGCAATCGCTTATATAAGCAATCTTTACTTTATCGCCGATATGAAATTCCATACTTTTTCTCCTTTAATTGTATTCCCTAAACTCGATTTCTTCGCCGTCGGTAATGTAGTTAAACTCTTCTTCGGTCATACCTAAACCGTCTAAAACATTTCCCTTTTCATATTCGTCATAAGCAAACTTGACAAGCGCGTTATACAAAAGCCGTTTTAATCTCTGTTCGTTCATAGTTCATTCTCCTTATGCTTGCGCCCAATTCGGTTTATAATAACCGCCGAGTAATTCCCAAAGCGCAACCCGACAGTCATCTCTCGTTTGCGTGTTGTCAATAAACGCATATTTCTTTCTGCCGTACTTTTCAAACGTGAGCTTGTTGTGGTTGAGAATCTCGATTCCCGTTTTCATACGGATTGCCCGTTTGAGTTGGTTATAGCCGATATATTCAGGCAATCCCCGGAAGAGCGTTCCGTCGATGGTTAAGTTTGCGTAGTAAACGCCGCCGTCCTGTACAATTTCACAAGTCCATTTCATAATCAGTTATTCTCCTTTATGTCGTAGTCGGTAGGGTATTCAATGTAGTGAAAAGGCTTCCCTTTTTCTGCGCGTGTTTTCTTCAAGTGTTCAAAACATTGTTGGCAAAGCAAGCCGTAGCTCTCCGTGTCTGCTTGTGGGCTTACGCGGTCTGCATAGAAATCCTTTCCGCAAAAATCGCAATGCCAAGTTCTGCCGACCGTCTTTGCGCTTGCCCAATGGATTCCGTCAAGGAACGCGCCGCCAAAGATTAGCTGTTCATCGTCTATTGCCTTTTTCGCTTCTTCTACCGTATCAAAATGCGAATCTGAAAGGGTAGCGGTTGCAGGTGCAACACCGTTGTTTTTATAGAAAACCTTTGTTGCGTTATTTTCGATTTTGCATATTTCAAAGTTGGTAAACTTTTTATTGTCGTAGCTAAAAGAAAAGGGGATTATTTTATATCCTTTATATTCAATCATCCGTTCTGTTCTCCTTATAAAAGATTGATATAGATAACGCCGGGTGCATCCGCATAGCTTTCTATGCTTTTTACTTCCCGTTTCTTGTACTGTTCGGGGGTATCGTCAGCATTTCCTTTATATCTTGCGCTGTTCGCTCCGTTGTCCCAAATCTCGATTTTTTGAAATAAAGCATCTTCAAATAATTCAATGATATTTTCTACTTTCATCTTTCTGTTTTTCTCCTTATGATAAGATTTCAAATTCTCTGTGATATAAACTTCCGCTTATGGCTACGCGTACCCGTTTTCGGTCTTGCGTAAAATACCATACGTTTCCGTCCTCGTGCTTCAATTCTTTTCTTTGCCCGTTTTCAAAATGCACAAAATATCGTACATTCGGGTTGCTGTTCCCAAAGCAGGGGATAAAGGTTGAAAAAGTCATAATCGTTTCTCCTGTTCAAAGTTTATAAATCCAACTGTCATCGCCTTTGGCGTGTTTCTTTTTCCAACGAAAGCGTAGCTCCAATATCCAAGCCCATATAAGTTGTGGCAACCACGCAACCACAAACCATATTACTAAACCGATTATAAAATAGAGTACGTATTCCATTTTTACCGCCTTAATAAATCAATTCGTCAACGATAGCGCGGATGCGCTGTTCTTGTTCCTGTTCATTGAGAAATTCGTCGTTCCCAAAGGGAACGAAGATTCGCCCGTTTAAGGTTTCGCCTATATCGCCGTTGTTTTTAATCGCTATATGGTTGCGCTCGCACAATTCTGCCGTCAATCTACGCAAATAATGCGATAAGCAACCGCCACCCGGAAGGCTGTAATTGCCTTTTCTTTTGTCGATTTTCCAAGCCGAAAAGATTTTTATAATCGTCTTAAACTCTGTTCTTGTCATTGTTTTCGTCGCTCCTGTCAATCAAATAAATACGTGCCGTTTTTTTGGTATGTTCTGTTCCATTCAATAGCAATATTTTCCGCCTCTCTTCTGCTTTCGCAGGCGTGAATAATCGTTGCGTTCGGGTATCTGTTCTTGAAAAAAGTTATCAAATTATTGCAATTAGCGATTGCATCAGCAAAGGCAAAGTGCTTGCCGCCTTTTTCTTCTGATATTACATAGTAAAACTTTTTCATACCTTTTTCCTTTATGCAAAATGCACATTATAGCGCAAGATTGCTTGCCCTTTTATGGAATTGTCGATTACCTTTCTGCTGTTTCTGTCAAATCGTTTTCCGCGTACCTTGTCCCACCCGTTCAAGTATTGAAAAGGGGATTTCTCAAAGTAAAATTTCTTTTTCCAATACGTATCAGAATAGGGGTTTTGTTTGATATATTCCTGTTCGATTCGCGCCCATTCAGACAAAAAACTTTCTTCTTCTGCCGTCAAATCGCGTTCACCCGGAGCGTAAACAGTCAAAGTTTCATCCGTATATTCAATAAGGCTTGCAGCATCAAATCTTAATTCGCTTTTCAATCCGTCTGTGTTTTTTAGGAAAATTGCGACGGTGTTTGCGCCCATTACTTCGCGTTTTCCTTTCATATTTTCGCGGATATTTTCCGTGCTTCCGTAGCGTTCTACAAGCTCCAAAAATAAACCGCCGTTTTGCGCATCTCTTTTAAGCTGTGTCAAGGTTTTAATCATAGTATTTTCTCCCTGCCGCGCCGCCCGTCCTTTTGGACGGTGCGGACTTATCGGCGTTTTCTGTTCTGCTCAATATGAGCCGTAAACTGTTCTGTGCTGTATATGTTCTTCAACCGAAAGGGGATGATATATATCCTTTGCGTTTGGATTCGGTCGGAAAATGTCAATCGTTTCCCCGTCGTTCACGAAGTAGCAGTCCACGATAGAGCCATTGCATAACGCCTTAATCGGTCTTATACCTTCGGGCAGTTCTTCCATCTTCCAAAAATATTTATGGTCGTTGATTTTTCGGTTCAAGCGGAAGGTTTCACATACGCCGACGATTTCAGAGCAACTTTCGCCGATTTTTTCATACTCAAAACCAAGCGTTTTTGCGAAAAAGTCAAGCTGTTCTTTCTTGTCAAACTCGGCAAAAATCCACGTATTCCCTGTTGTCTTATGTCGAATAATAGCCTTTTTTCTGTGGTATTGACTGTGCGTTCTTTCTGCAATCGTCAAATAGTATTCGTCGGGGATATAGTGGCAGATGCTGACCTGTTCGCTGTTCTGCCCTATGCCGCATTTCAGCTCCCATTTCTCGACGGTTTCGCCGTGGGGCAGAAGGTCGGTCGTCGTGTAAAGCTCGCCTTGATAAAGGTAAGCGATTCCCGTATAGGGTTTGTCGTTTTGGTCGGTGTAAAGGTAGGCGTTTTCGCTGTTCCCGTTCTTTAATTTCATAGTCTTTTCTCCTTTTATAGTTTAGGCATCTGCCCAATATGTCCACGTGTGCAACTTGCTTGTGCCGTATCTTTTAAGGTATGCGTTCAATCGCTTGTCAAACTCGGCAAGGACGATTTCGTGCGCCCGTTTCAGCGTTGCGACGTCTGCCGCGTTCATAGGCTTATAACTTTGTCGCTGTGTTTCGCTCATCTTGTACAACCAATGGAAAGAGGGGATATGCACAAATTCTTTAATTTTACTATCTTCCGGGGATTTCCAATACTTCACGCGCAAATACCAATCTTCGGGGCTGTTCAGACTTTCAATCGTTTTCAAAAGGTCGGCGCGGTTTTTCTCTTTGAAGTATTCTGCATCTTTACTTATTGCCGCCCGTGTTTCTTCCGCTTCTTCCTGCGTGTCAAATGCGCCTTGGCAACCGTAGCCAAAACAAAAACGCGTTTCGATTCTCGGCTTTTCAATTACCAAATAATCCCCGTTTTCAGTCTTGACGATTCGCGCCGTATCTTTGCGGATAAAGTCAAGCATTTTTTCATCTTTCCAAACCTGCGCCCGGATAAGCTCCAAATATTCGGCAAGGAGTTTTGCTTGCTCTTCGCGGTCGGCTCTCTGTTCTGCTTTTCCGTCCGTTTTCTGTTCGGTTGGCTGTTCCGTCTGTTCGGCGTTGAGCTTCGCGGATATGTCGGCGTAGCCGTACCAAATACCCTTTGCCTTATTCCATCGGTAGCCGCTCGCTTTCAGTAGGTCGCGTATTTCTTGCGACGGCTTACCGTCAAATTTCAATTCGTAGCTGTTATATTTATCATTTTTTGCAACTGTACACATTTTTTTATCTCCGTTCGATTTCTTCTATTTGTCTATTTGTTATAGCCGTTAATCTTCCATACCGCAACGCCTGCAATACTTCTGCAAGGGTAGCAGACGGAAACGCCAACCGCAACGCTTGCAACGTCGTTATAACTTCCTGCGCTGTTCCCGTTATTCTCAACATACTTTACCCCCCAAGCCTTCCCCCTCGATTTTTTCGGGGGGAGCAGGCTTTCATTTTTTTTATTATGCAAACTCGCCTTGATTCCATTTGTGGCGATTGAAAACTTTTTTGATTTCCGCGGCGGTTATTCCCGTTCCCCGGAAATGGTCTATCACGCCGTTCAAGTCCCACGAATAAAAACATTCATAATTGAAAAGCTCGTACAAAATCGCGCTTTCTCTCTGTTCTGCATCGCCCATAAATTCCTGATAGCGTTTTTCGACGATTTCCGCGCGTTTTTTCAAATAATCCACGCACCCGGAAAGAGGGAAATAAGCGAAGGCAACTTGCGAATAATAGGGGAAATGTCTGCGTATTCTTTCCGCGCGTTCCTGTTCTTCCTGCTCGCTTTTTATGATATGAAACGCGCTTTCATACTTCCAACGACGGGGCAAATAATTCCGCACGAAGTAGTCTTTTCGTCTGTACTCGTCATAGTCTTTTATAGGCGCGTTCAATTCTTCATCCGTGAAAAGTGTTTTTTCTACCTTTTCAAGCATCGCTCTAATCATTCGGTAGTTGCTGCCGCCGTAGCTGTTCAGGTTGTAGTGTATAGATGATTCAATGTAAATGCATCTGCTTTCAGTTATCCCTTCGCCGTTCTCAAACGCAAACCACGTGAACCCGTAATAAGGGGCGCATTTTACCAAAAACGCATCAAATCCCTTTACGCGCTTTTTAATGATTGCCACGCGTTCCAACTGTTCAAGCGTTGCGCTTGTCATATCATCCCATTTGTAAGCCGAAAAAGTTTTAATTTCCTTCATAGTGTTTTACCTCGTTCTGTTCTGTTTTTTTGGCTATCGCCGACGATGAAGGCGCGTTGCTGTTCATCGTTTCGCCCGGTTGCCGTCCGGGACTCGTCAGGGCGTTCAAAGTGTAAATATTTTTGCTTTTAGTGCTTGGTTTGCCTTGGCGCAAACTTTTTTGATGTTCTGTTCTCCGTGCATCCGCGCAAAACGTCTTGCAAAATCGCTTGCTTTCTGTTCTCGTCCGCTTTCGTTGCGGATTTCTTCGCCGTATTGCTTGAAAGATTTTACAAGATTATAAAATATAGCCGTCTGTTCAAAGCTCATTTTTGCCCCCTTACAAATAACGAACGCGCCAAATTTCATCGTGCATATTAACGACTGCGGCAGAATAGCCCCGTTTTTCGAGGCTCTCTGCGTGCTTTAATGCTTCATAATAATTATCAAATTCTTTTTTAGACCATTTCCATATATTCATATTCATATATACACCTCCGCGCCACCTGCCGCCCGTAGGCGGTCAGGATTTACGCGCTTTTTCTGTTCGTCTGTTCTGCCGTTCTTACTTCGTGCAGGGGATAGCCACACCGCGCCCCCAATCAAAAACGCTTTTTTGCTTTCTTGCCGTTCCAAGTCTTAAAGCCTTTTTCTCGTTCTTGACTCGCTCGGAAATATCTATATAACACTTCCCATCATCACACCACAAGCCGACAAACTCGCCTTTTTTCGCCGCGTTCAAAAGGGCATTGACCGCCGCAAGAATCGCGCCCACGTTCGACACGGGCAAAATATAAAAATCTTTCTTGCTTACTTGAAAACCGTTTGCAAAGTTTACCGCCTCCGCGCGTTCGTTAAGAGTCGCGCCGCCGTTCGTCAAAAATTCCTTCAAGTCGTTTTTTGTGATTGTGTTTTTCATTGCTGCACCTCGTAAAAGTTTATTTTTTGCCGTTTTGGTTGTGTTTTCTCTCTCAACCTTTCGACATAATTATTATAGCACTTTTATATATAGAAGTCAATAAAAATATATAACTTTTATATAAAAATATATGACTTTTCTATAATTATTTTTTATGCCAAAACGCAAAAAAGCCGTTTATATATAACTTTCATTTATAGCACTTTTATATAAAAAATGCTTGACAACCGCGCCGCCGTTATGCTAAAATAGAAAGCACAAAACCGCCCGAAATGCAACGAACGCAAGACGGACGGACAAACCCACGGAAAGCGAAGGAGGCGCAGAAATGGCAACAACAGAAGCCCAAAAAAGGGCAATGAAAAAATACTACGAAAGCAAGCGCAGCAAAACACAGAAAACTATTTCTATTACATTAACGGCAGAACAGGCAGACCAAGACCGCCAAATTATAGCGGAACACAAGACCACGCCGAGCGAAGTATGGCGAAAGGCTATTGACCGACTCAAAGCCGAGCCAATCCCCACGGAAGAAAGCACCCCCACGCAGACAGACGGCGAAAGCATCACCGCCGCCGATGCAGAAGGGCAGAGCTAAACGCATCCCAACGAGAGCGGAACGGCAACACGCGCCCGGGCAGACGTAGAGCGCAGGACGGCGCACCCAACCCAACAAAGACAGACAGAAAAACGAAAAAAGGACGGACACGGAACACCCCCGCGCCCGCCTTTATTCTTTCCGGGCAGAACTGCCAAACCCAAAAAAAGAAAATTAAAACCGCCGCCTCTTTTTATAAATATATATTATATATAAAAAACCTTTATAAAAAGAAAAGACTATATAAAAAAGAAAAGACTATATAAAAGGCTAAAAGATTTTATAAAAGGGATGCAGATATAAAAAAACAAAGTTTTTTATAATAGCTTTTTTATCTTAAAAGATTTTTATAAAATAGTATGTTATAGCGTGGAAGTGCTTTATAGAAGGCGGTTGTTCATTTCTAAAAAGCAGAGCAGGCGCGAGCCGTTTTTGCCGCCGTCAGCCATTGCAAAAAGGAACGGCAAGACCCCCGGAAAGCCTTTTTAATGCGTGAAAGTGTTTTAATAATGGTTAATTATTGCAACACTTTTCTATAAAACGGGGGTATATTTACGACTTCGTGAGTAAAAAACGAAAAGCCACTTCCGCTTATCCGCACCCCTTACCTTCTTGTTCATAAATCCTTTTCAAAACTGAAATCTCTTTCGCATTTCACTTCTTTATTTCACTTGCTCTGCCATTTCACATTTTCATAGGGCAGGGGGGGGTATATTTCCAACCCCTGTGTTTTTCAAAGGGTAGGGGTGCTTTTAGGTGGGTATGGGGTGCGCTTGGGATGGTCGGTAGGTGGCGGGCGATAAAAGATTACTGCTAACGGGGTGAAATTGACATCTTTTTTGGTAAAGATGGTTAGTATGGTGATAATATTTCGCTACTTTATTTGCAAAAAGCCGCAAGCGGCTGACATTCTATTGTAAGAGTGAACGGCGGCGCGGGCGACCCGCTTTAACTTGCCTATAACTTGCTACGGACATTATTGTCCTTGGCAAACCCTTTTAATATGCGGACATTTTAACTTGCCACGGCGGGACGAGATTGCAGCTTCCCGTGGTTTTTTCTTTGGTTTTATGCAGAAATATGGCATCCGTTGCGCCTTGCCGATACGAAATTTAACTTGCCGTATAAACTCAAAAAACGCGATTTTGGTTCTTATTATCCTGCAAAGGGCGGGTTTTGGCTTGCCTTGGTTTCATAAATGAGAATAAAATTCGTATTTTACTGCGAATGGCATTTCAATTTTTTGCTTGCGAATGTGGATAAGTTGTTGTAAAATATAGGTAAATATGATAAATAAGGTGGGGGCAATGGCAAAACTTGACAAGTACATTGATAAAATCAATCCTACCTGTTGCGACCACAGCGCGGGTAGGCGGGCGTACCTTATCGGATATGCCGGGTTAAAGGTATGCAAGGTCGCTATGTGCCTTGATTGCGAGAGCTTGCAGTTTATTGGCGGCAAGTTTGGCAAAATGCTTTATCCGTTGGTTCGGAAATTGAGCCGTGGGCGTTTGGATGTCTTGACGAAAGTCGGGATAGATTTCGGCGACGACGGCGCAACGGAAGAAGAGCTGTTAAAAGAAATCACGGGAGAGGAGGCGGTAACGGACAATGAAGATACAAAACAGCCCGATTGACATACTGCTTAAAGTATTCCGTAGGGAATACCCCGAAACGGCGAGTAGGGTTCGTTCGATTGCGTTTGGCAAGACGACGGATAAAGATGCTTTTGCGGAAACTATCTTCGCGGACGACGGCTCAAACGAAATTCATATCGTACTTTCCACAACGGTAAAGGGCGGGGCAGAAATCACTTTCACTATTGCGACAGAATTGTTGGCTCACGAGCTTGCGCACGCCGTCGTAGGCGCGAGTGCGGGACACGACGAGATGTGGGAGAGTGTTTCCGACCGATTATTTGAGCTTTACAACGAAGAGGCGCAAAAGGAAACCGAAATTTTTGCATTCGACGAAATCCTTGAAGAGCTTACGTTGCGTGGACAGTCCATCGCACGGCAATCGTGGAGTGTTGGAGCTTTCCTTTACTATGTTCCCGAAGGCAGATATATTGCCCGAACGGATATTGCAAAGGGTTTTGCGGGGCAGGACGGTAAGGTTGCTTACGCACCGTATATCGCCTTGAAAAAAGCAAATGGAGAAGTTGAACCTTGGAATCCTACCACGGCAGACATTCTCGCAAAGGATTGGTTTGTATTCGGTGGTGGTTCAAAATGAAAGTCGGCTCGGTGATTAGCGCGACTGCTGATAGATATGGCATTGAGTTTGACAATGAAACCGACAAGGAACGCTTGCTTTTATGTTACTATCTCACGGAAAGAGAAATCGCGGAGAACTATATCCCGTTGCTTGCAATGCAAGACTTTACGTGCGATAAGGAATGTCGGATTTTTTATAGGGATTTTCATCTTTTGCCAATTCGCATAGTCGGCGTTTACGATAAAAATGGAGTGAGTGTGAAATACACAATTCACCACAACTATATTACCGTCCCCACGGTGGGAGAGTACACCGTCCACTATCATTACACGCCCAAAGAAAAGAAACTCGAAGATGCCTGCGAGTATGACCTTTTCGCCAAGGATTGCCTTGTGTGTGGCATCGCGGCAGAGCATTTCTTGCTTTGTGGGGATATTGAAGGCGCGGGATTGGCAACAAGGGATTACAAACGCCACCTTCTGCAACTTTATAAAAAGAGCAGGTTCTTAAAGTGTACGCGAGGAAAACGAGTGTGATATGAAGATTAAACAAATAGCGCATTATCCCGAAGAGGATTGCGTAAAAATCGAATACGAAGAAGGGGACGAACTTATTTTCCGTGGCGAAGAAGGTAAAAGACTTCTGCAACTGACAGAAATGAAAGTCGGGGAAACCTACACAATCACAAACGACCGCGCCCAAGTGTGGGATGCGACTGTGGAGAAGATTTCCGAGAATGCTGTCCACTTCGTAAATGTGGGGAGTGCGGAACACGGATTTATCCCTTACACCGATGCAAAATCATACAGTTTTGTAAAAAAGAAAGGAGTTCCGCAGACGTCCGCGAAAGAGCGTGTAGAGAAAGAACTCTCCGAGCTGTCCGAGCGTTGCAAAAAGTTGGCTTCGTTTATGATGACGGCTGAATACGATAAACTGTCGGTAGCACAACGGTATCTTATGGAAAAGCAACTGCAAGCAATGGAAGAATACGAGTGTATTCTGAATGCGCGGTTGTCTATATGGTAAATATGTTCGTCTATGTGCGCAGAAAGGCATATTCTACGCCCATCACCTCCTTGGCGACGAATTGACTCTCGTCGCCAAATATGAAGAAAGCGCAGCGCATTGCTTTACTCGGAAAAGGGTATCGCAAGGACGGGGTAGCTCCGTCAATCTTCACCAAACCGATGGGTTTGTCTGTCGAATGACGGAATGGCAGACTATTCGCCCTGTGAATCAGGTGCGGTCGCAAACAATCTCTTGTCGGGTTGTGGTTGCGATAAAAAGGTTTCGCCGTAAGAAGGGGTAAGGAAACTATTACGGTATATTGGGGTTTCGCCAAGCGGTAAGGCACGGGACTTTGATTCCCGTATTCGGGTGTTCGATTCACTTAACCCCAGCCAACGAACCTTGCACGGGAACTGTGTTTGTTTGGCTTTGCGCCCTACACAGTCCGTACCACGCAAGGTCTGCGGGAATACGGATTTATCTTTATTCCCTTAATGCAAGTTTGTCCGAGTTCGGTTGATGGAAGCGGTCTTGAAAACCGCCGTACTCTTCCACGAGTACCGGGAGTTCAAATCTCTCAACTTGCGCCAAATCTTTTCAAATCTCCTGAAGTGATAAGAAAAGAACGTAAATTGGGACAACGGTAAAACCCAATTAGTCGGTCGGCTAAACACCATTTCCGCAAAAGAAACAGCATACATCGAGCTTACCTATTTTGCGGAACAAATAGCGGGATAGAGCAGTTGGTAGCTTGCCGGGGTCATAGCCCGGAGGTCGTGGGTTCGAGTCCTACTCCCGCCCCCATCTCACACGCGCGTGGGTTTTTCCGTTTGTCGGTATCGTCGAATAACCGTCGGTTGGTGGCGACAACCATAAAAGTATGCTGCGTGAGTTCGGTCGAAAGACCATCAAATCTCATTAGGCTGACAACCTAATACATCTTGTTATGTGCGCAAAACTGTAAATGTGCGACCGTCGTTCAGTTATTTTAACTGCTTGGCGATTGTGCGGAGTGCGTTGCTCTCGATAAACGATAGTTCTTGTAGAATACAAGATATAGTAAGGCATAGGCGAGGGTCTTGCAGAATCTAATATTTTCCGTCGCGCGGCGTTTGTCGCCTACGAAGGCTACGCGACAACATAATGGGGCAGTCATTGGTTTCGATTGCTGTGTAAGTTCATTAAACCCGCACGGGTGCTACCGCCGTTACGGTAGGAAAAATATAAACGCTGACACAAGAGCAGTAGCTTAACCTTTAAGCACCAAAACGGAGAGTTCCATAACAACTCCTGATGGTTTAGGAATTTGGATAAGAACGCCGTAATCCGAATAAAACGGCATCGCGCCGACGGCGTATGGTCGGTGGTGGAAGGATTGTGCCGTGTACATCCCCAAAATTGCGGTAGAGAGTTTAGTGCGCGAGCATTGCAAGACGTCGGTTCGACCCCGACCTGCTCCACCAAATGTGCGGAAATCCCATAATCGGTATTGGAACGGTTTGCTAAACCGTCGTCGAAAAATCGGCTTGCAGGTTCGACCCCTGCTTTCCGCGCCAATATGCTATCGTAGCTCAACAGGCAGAGCGGGTGATTTGTAATCATCAGGTTGTCGGTTCGATTCCGTTCGGTAGCTCCAATTTGCCCATAACAGACTTCCCCCAAAAATATTTTTTCCACCTCACCTCGGAAAAGGAAAAGTCCCGCCTGCGTTTTTTGCACGGCGGGGCTTTTCTCTTGACTTTATGAATAAAAAATGGTAATATTAGGGTAGTAATACGGTTTGTTTTGCGGTCGAAATGTTGCCAAATTGTTGCCAAATGATTTTTTACACAAGATATTGTGTGCTTTTTGCACATAAGAACACAAGATATTGTGGTGTGCAAATTCCCTTCGTCCGCACCAGGATTGGACGGTAATTTTGATACAAGAAAAGTATCAAAATTACCGTCTTTTTTACATAAAAACGGCAAAAAGCAGGGTTTTGAA